AGGACATTGGCTTCCTACCCGGCACCATGCAAGAAAAGATGGCACCGTGGCTCGCCCCTGTACAAGACAACTTAAAGTTCTTGACTGGCGATGACCAGACCACTCTTGACGACTACATGGATAGAGGCATTATCGAGATGGAAGCGCTTACCTACATTCGTGGCCGCTCTATTGCCAATGCATTTATTGTCATTGATGAAGCTCAGAACCTTACAGCACACGAGATTAAAACAATCCTTACCCGAGTAGGAGAAGGGACAAAAATTGTCCTTACGGGCGATATCGAACAGATTGACAATATTTATATCAACGAAATGTCGTCTGGACTCACGCACGCAGTAGAGAAGATGAAAAAGTTTGCAATTACCGGACACGTCACTCTTAGAAAGGGTGAGCGCTCACAGGTCGCGACCCTTGCAGCGAAGGTGTTATAAGTTTTTTCTTGACAAAATAACAGATTTAAATTAATATATTAGAAAGGAGGTGTTTTGTGCTAACAGCAGAAAACAATACAATAGAATTAGAAACAAGTACTTTAAAAGAAAAAGTTGAACCTAATAGCCAAGCAAAGGAGTGGCTCGTCAACTATGCCGGAAGAAGATATAAGACTGAATTAAATAAGTTGAAGATTGAGACCGGGGAGGAAATAGAGTGGAACGGCGACGTGACTGTAGAAATGATCGTTGGCGTGATGGCAGAGGAGTTCCCGGAGTTCGTTATGGCACTTGCAGAAGAAAACTTTATTCGTGGCTATAGGCAAGCTTTTACAGACATGGAAACCGGCTTTGAGCTTGCCAAGGAACAGGCGCAAGATAATGAGCCATCGTGACAGAATACAGAACATAATAGCTAATTCTGTTGATTCTCAACAAGATTGGCAAAAAGAACATTATCTTTTTGGTAAATTATTTTATGTTCAAGAGCCGTTTGTTGGCGGGATAGATGTTCAGAATGTTATCGACGAGTTGGAACAAAAAATACCTTCAGACTTGTTTAACGAAATAGATACCATCATGGTTGGCAGTTTTGACTTTTTAGAAGAAAGAGAGTTAGAGGCTGTGTACCGCGATGGTGCGATATACATAACCAACAGCTTATTCTCGGATGATGACTTATTGGAAAATATCATACACGAAACAGCACACTCTATTGAAGAGTCACATGGCTACTTTATATATGCTGACCATAGAGTCATAAATGAGTTTGTAGGAAAAAGGAAAACACTCAAGAGAATACTTGATTCTCATGATTACGATACAGAGGGATATGATTTTAGAGAATCCGAATATAATGAAGAGTTTGATGAATTTTTGCATAAAAATGTTGGATACTCAAAACTTTTACCATTAACCAACGGCCTTGTTTCAAACCCCTATGCACTTACTAGTTTAAGAGAGTATTGGGCCTCAGGGTTTGAAAATTATTTTCTTGGAAACAGGGAAGAAATAAAAAGACTAAGCCCACAACTATTTAATAAAATAGAAGGAGTTATTACTTACGATGATTAAAGAATTTAAAGTCACAGAAGAACAAGATACGTTGGTCGTATCTGTGGAATTAGTGGAATTTTGCAGACGAACAGGAAAGCCTAAGTTTGGTCTAGAGCAAAAGGATGTTCGACGCCGCCTGACAGAAGAAGGCCATGAGGTTGGAGCATGTCTGTCTGGGCCGCCAGAATTAAAAAACTGGAACCTTAGCACTATCCGTGGTAATTGGGTTTTTGAGAAGAAAAAGCTTGACAAGCCAGCAAAACCTGTTATAATAAAGGAAGAGAAATCAGTGCAGCCCAAGCCGACACGGAAGAAGCGCACTAGATCTTCAGCAAAGAAGGTCTCTACTGAGGATTAATTGGCACACGTTTCCTATTCGGAAATAAAACTATGGCATGAATGCCCACGTAAGCACAAGCTACAATACATTGATAAGATTGACGGTTTCAAGGGCAACCTACATACGGCCTTTGGGACCGCCATACACAGCGTTTGTGAACACGGCCTATTGAATGAGGATTTAGACCGAGGAAAGCATTTTCTTGATGAGTTCACAAAGGAGATTGAGTCTCTAGAAAAGAAAGGAGTAGAGATTGAACACGACCTCTACCACCAAATGTTGGAACAGTATGAACCAATTGTTGATTCGTTCCGAGATGAACTTGACAACTATTTTGAAAATTGTGAAGTTGTTTCTACAGAGGAGAAGCTTTACGAGGACATGGAAGGTCACGATTTAAAGTTTAAGGGCTTCATCGACCTCGTGGTAAAGACAGAAGACGGTAAATACCATATTCTTGACTGGAAGACAACCTCATGGGGCTGGAACTCCAGAAGAAAGTCAGACAAGATTGTCAACTATCAGTTGACACTATATAAGTATTTCTGGGCTCAGAAACATGGAGTACCGCTAGACAAGGTGGAGACCCACTTTGGACTACTCAAGCGAACAGCCAAGAAGAACAATACGGAGATATTCAGGGTTACAAGCGGCCCAACAAAAACAAAAAATGCCTTGACATTTCTTGAAAAAGCGGTTATAAATATAAAAAGAAAGTTAGTTATCAAGAATCGCTTGTCTTGTAAATACTGCGCTTTCTACAAAACACAACATTGCAGTTGAGGAATAAATGAGCGAGAAGAAAACTATTTTAGTATTAGCCGACCATCCGTTGGCACCATCGGGCGTTGGAACACAGACACGAAACTTTATTGAAACTTTGATTCTTACCGGGAAGTATCGTTTCATTTGTTTTGGCGGCGCCATTAAGCACCCGAACTACGACCCGCAATACATCACAGATGACAGATGGGGTGAGAAGGATTGGGTTGTTTACCCTGTAGATGGCTACGGCTCGGCAGAGTCTGTTCGCTCTGTGCTCTGGACCGAGAAGCCAGATGTGCTTTGGTTTATGACGGACCCGCGCTTCTACCCTTGGTTGTGGCAGATTGAAAACGAAATCCGTCCGCTTATTCCAATGGTGTACTATCATGTTTGGGATAACTACCCTCCACCAAAGTATAACGCCAAGTGGTATCGTTCTACTGATGTTATCGCGTCTATTTCAAAGGTTACGCATGACATCGTAGACAAGGTGGCACCTGAGGTAGAAAATTACTACATTCCTCATGCTGTTAACGATAAGGTTTTCCGCAAGGTTGACCAAGAGCACGTTGCTAAGTTCATCGAGGAAAGTTTTCCAGAGCATGCAGGCCGAACAGTGTTCTTTTGGAATAATCGTAATGCTCGCCGCAAGCACTCTGGTACGCTTTTGCACTGGTTTAACAAGTTTGCCGAAGAGGTTGGTCCTGAAAATGTGTGTTTAATTCTGCATACAGACCCCAAGGACCCCAATGGCCAAGACCTTAACCAAATGATAGAAGACATGGGTATGACTGACGGCCGTGTTGTGCTGTCAACCAAGAAGCTTCCCCCTGAAGCACTATCCATGATGTACAACATGGCGGACTGCACAATCAATATTTCAGACGCCGAGGGCTTTGGCCTCGCCACCCTTGAGTCTCTTTCCTGTGGAACGCCTATCATTGTTAACATGACCGGCGGCCTACAAGAGCAGGTCACAGATGGTGAGCAGTGGTTTGGCATTGGTATTGAGCCGTTCGCTAAGGCCCTTATCGGCTCACAGACCGTTCCATACATATACGAGGATAGAATTAGTGAGGAACAGTTCCTAGAGGCCATGAGAACCTTTTACAACATGCCTGTTGAAGAAAGGGAACGATTGGGCATGCTCGGCATGAAGCATGTTAGAGATAATTACAACTACGATGATTTCCAGAAGAACTGGCTTAACCTTATCGAGGACATTACTGAAAGGTTTGGTTCGTGGGATACTAGAAAAGGCTACAAGGCTTGGCAGCTTAAGGAGGTAGTGTGAAAAAAGTATTAGTTAGAGGGCCTGCCCTATCACAGTCAGGATACGGCGAGCACACACGTTTTGTGCTGCGCGCTCTTCGTTTGCAGGAAGCAGAGTTAGACATTCATATTCTTCCGACTGGCTGGGGCGAAACTGGCTGGCTAGCCATTAATGACGAAGAAAGAAGGTGGATTGATGCTAAGGTCGCAGCCGGCGCTCAGCACTTACATCAAAAGCTGCCCTACGACATCTCAGTACAGGTTACTATCCCCAATGAGTGGCAGAGAATGGCACCGATTAACATTGGGGTGACCGCCGGGATTGAAACCAACAAGGTTTCTCCAACTTGGCTTGAGATGTGCAACGCTATGGACAAGGTAATTACCATTTCCGAGCACTCCAAGAATGGCTTTGTCATGACAGAATATCATGGCCAAAACAAGCAGACTGGTCAACCAATGCATCTTAAATGTGATGTGCCGGTTGAGGTAGCAGGATACCCCGTAAAAGAGCACGAGACAATTGATGTGTCGCTAGACCTTGATTATGATTTTAACTACCTAGCTATTTCACAGTGGGGTCCTCGCAAGAACATGGACAACCTTATCAAGTGGTTTGTCGAGGAAAATCACGACCAAGAAGTTGGCCTTGTTGTTAAGACAAGTCTGAAGAACAACTCTGTTGTAGACCGCGAATACATTGAGCAAGTTGTATCACAGGCTATTCCAAGCCTTGAAGAGCGTAAGTGTAAGATTTATCTGCTTCACGGAGACATGTCCGAGGCTGAAATTCACTCGCTATACAATCACCCAAAGATTAAAGCTTTAGTTTCGTTGACACATGGTGAAGGCTTCGGCCTGCCACTCTTTGAGGCCGCTTATAGTGGGCTTCCAATTATTGCTCCCGGCTGGTCTGGGCAGGCTGATTTTCTTTATGCTCCGTTCAAAACAACTTCTAAGAAAAACAAGAACAAGCGTAAGGCTTACTTTGCCGAGGTGGACTACACACTCGGTCCAATTCAGCAGCACGCTGTATGGCCCGGTGTACTAGAGAAGGATACCATGTGGTGCTACCCAACCGAAGGTTCGTTTAAGATGCGCTTGCGGCAGGTTAGAAAACACTACGACAAGTGGCTAGCAAAGGCTGAGTATCTACAAAGTTGGGTGCGTGAAGAGTTTAGTTGGGATAAGAAGCACAAGAATCTTTCCTATATGATTAACACTCCGGACCCAGCGCTTACAGTTTCGGTAGAAGAACTACCAAAGATTTCCATCATTACCTCTGTTTATGATGGAGACGAATATATTAGACCGTTCTTGGAAGATATTACAAGACAGACTATCTTTGAAGATAAGTGTGAACTTATTTTGATAAACGCTGCCTCGCCCGGTAGCGAAGAAGAAGTTATTCAAGAATACCTAGAAAAGTATCCAGACAATATTGTTTACAAGCGCCTTGAAGAAGACCCCGGTATTTACGGAGTGTGGAATATGGGCGTTGAGATGTCTTCTGGTGAGTATCTTACCAACGCTAACCTAGATGACCGAAAGGCAATCAACTCGCTTGAGAGACACGCTAGAGAGCTTTATACGAACGATGACGTAGACCTAGTGTATGCTGACATGGCAATCACAGACAAGCCTAATGAAACATTTGAAAACAATAGTTCGGAAGGTCGTCGCTATAATTTCCCACAGTTTAGTTTAGATAATCTTAAGATGTCAAACATGCCTCACGCTTCACCGATGTGGCGTAAAAGTTATCACGATAGATATGGTGAGTTTGATGCGAAGTACAGGTCTGCTGGTGACTGGGAGATGTGGTTAAGAGGAGCAAGTCAGGGAAGCAGGTTTAAGAAGATTAGCTCGATTCTTGGCTTATACTATTTTAATCCTACTGGAATTTCAACAAACCCAGAAAACTTTAGCTGGAAAGAAGACGAAGAAAGAGAAATTTTTAAAATGTATAGAAACTCTACGACAGAGCAACAGTCTTCGGTAATTTTATGATACCAGTAGCGTCAGTTGTGACTCAAAAAACTATATCAGAATTTATTTTGTTAAAAACTAGCTTTGAACAATATCACAAGTGTCATTGGTTTTTATCATGTGACAAAGTTGCGTATGATAAATTTTATAATTTAAAAAACACAACTTGCCTAAACGTTATAGATACTGATGATTGTGACCATAATATTAACGACGAAGTTAAAAAAGATAATTGGATGAAAGTGATGATGACTAAGTTTGACGCTTGTTATAAGTCACTTGAAGAGTATGGGCAGGTATTATTTTTAGACTCTGATATGGTGTTTGTTAACCCTCTGGAAAATGAGGTGCTTGAGTTGTTCAACAATAAAAATATCGACGCTGCAATATGCCAACACATGACAAACAACTGGCAGGTTGAAGCTCAACACGGCTTGTATAACGGTGGGATGTTTCACATAAAAAATAAACATTTTCTTGATACATGGCATCAGTTGTCAGTAGATTACAAAAAGTATGGTTTTTATTTTGAACAGCAGCCGCTGGAGTTCGTTCAAAGAAATTATGTTTCTTTAAATCTGCCAATCAACTATAACATAGGATGGTGGAGGTTTAACAATCACTCTACAAAAAGCAGGCTAGACAAGTTGCACGTTAAGGATGATAGAGTTTGGTTTGGTAACAGGCCAGCAGTTAACTTTCATGTTCACACAAGCCGAGAGTTAGAGTATGAAAATTTTGGACAATTTTTGGTGGACAAAATAAAGGCACTTTTTTTACAAACTGAAAACAAAAATTATAAAATTTTGTTGGAGCTTTTGAATGGCAATTGAATTGCTTGGCACTGATTATGGAGGTTGGCTTGTAAATCTGGACCTTATTCCTCGCGGCTCAACCATAATATCTGCTGGCGTTGGTGAAGATATTAGTTTTGACTTGGAACTTATAGAAAGGCTTTCTTGCAACGTGGTTGGCATAGACCCAACCCCAAAAAGTCACAAGTTTATTGAATCTCAAACAAATTTACACAATTTTTATTTGCTAAAAAAAGCCCTTACACACGCAAATGATGATATCATAAGGTTGTTCTGTAACACAAATCCAGATCATGTGTCGGAGTCAGAATTGCCCGATCACAATTCAGTCTCAAAATATGAACATCACCTAGCAGAAACAATTGATTTGCCTACTCTGTTTAAGACATATGATAATATTTCTGTCATTAAGATGGATATAGAGGGCTCAGAGTACAGTGTCATAGAAAACTTAAAATACATACCGGAATCTGTTAGGCAGATTTGTGTTGAATTTCATCATTTTTGTTCGGGTAAGACAATAGAAGACACAATTAGATGCATTGAACTTATTAAATCATTTGGTTTTGTCGAAATGTATGAAAAATCAAAATATAAAAAACTAGCTGAGGTTACTTTAACAAGATGAAGACATTTTTCTTCCACGCCGGGTTTCAACCCTACCTAAAGACCACAATTGAACAAGCTTCAAGGAAAAATGACGTTGTGCTTATTGGTGATAACGACAATGAACATCTTGGTAATCTTAATAACGTAAGGCATATTCACATCAACGAGTGTTACCAAGACATAGAAAAGTTTCTAAAGTTGTATAAACATATGCACACCGGAGGTCAAAAATTTGAAGAATGGTGTTTTATTCGCTGGATTGCAGTTAGGAATGCTGCCAAAATGATGAAGTGTGATGATATATTTTACGGAGACTCAGACAATTTAATATTTTCTAATCTGTCTGATGTTTATAGTGCAATTGGAAAACCAAATCTAGCTTTGGCTATCCCCAAAAAACAACCATATTTTAGACAAGCTGCTACTGGTGAAGTATCATATTGGTCGTTGGGCATGTTAGATAAGTTTTGTAATTATTTAATAGAAATGTACAATGATTCATTTGAATTTCGAAAGCTTTTGGAAAAGTGGAATTATCACAAAAATAATAATCTACCCGGTGGTGTGTGTGACATGACAGCGTTGTGGCACTTTACTAGAAGAAACAAGGCCATGATAATTACCAACCTACTACCGGATGGCACAAGTTTCGACCACAGTATAAACAATCCAGCGAACTATTACGATGATGAATATAAATTTTCTAATGGTGTAAAAGAGATAGAATTTATAGATAATAAGCCGTATGGATACAATCTAAGGCACGATAAGAAAGTAAGGCTTCACAATTTGCAGTTTCAAGGTAATTCTAAAATTTTAATAGATAAATATAAAAGGCTATAATGCTACAAATATATGAAGTACAAAATTTTGATGTTGTTGATGACCCTGTAAAAACAGAGGAAACAATTTATAATCAACTTTTAGACAATAAAAATCAGATATATACAGATCATGTTTATGTTGCGATGCCTTTAGCTTGGAATATAAACCACAGAGGAGTTGGCTGGGTACAGGCCGTAATTAACAAAGTATGTCACGATCTAAAAGGAAGAAAGTTATTTTTTGTTTGCCAGCATATACAAGTTAAAAATTTAAACTTTAACGGGCACACGGTTTTTACACCACACGCAACAGTTTTTGATTCATATTTACCAATACCACACTATGCCTGTAGTTATGATACGTCACTGATAAAGCCATGGGATGAAAGAAGATACACTTTTAGTTTTGTGGGCGCCTTCACAACCCATCCGGTGAGGCAGAAAATTTTTGATATTTTTAGCAAAAGGGCTGATTGCTATGTTGTGGATACGGGCGGCTGGCATTTTGAATCTAGTCCGACTAGACAAGAGGAGAATCGCCGCCGATATGTAGAAATTCTAGGGGACACGAAGTATAGTCTATGTCCTCGCGGAACAGGCCCTAGCACTATAAGAATGTGGGAAGCCATGGCAATGAACTCATGGCCGATTGTTATTAGTGACCACTTGAAGCTGCCCTCTAGAATGCCACTACAGAATAAAAACTGGTATAGAATGTTAGAAGAAATGAATGCCACTTCGGCTGACTTGCCTTCATATGACAATCAAGAATATTGGGAATGGTTTTCAAACGACAATCTTTATAAGTCAATAACTTTATTATTGTAAAAATATTTTCAAGTTACAAAACTAAAAGCTAATAAAGGAATGCAAAACGCATGAAGACTAATTATAAAATTCCCTACGTCTCCCCGCTTTTATCTCTACAAGGAAAAGTGGCTATTGTAGGCGCTAGCGGTAATTTATTAAATTCTAAACTGGGAAATTTGATTGATTCGCATGACGAAGTGATTAGGTTTAATCGTTCCCCTACAGATGGGTATGAACAGGATGTTGGTGGTAAAACAACCTTGAGAGTGGTGAACAATCACGTCTTTAACAATAATGATATAAAGAAAATGGGGTATTCTAATTCACCTCCAAATTTTGTTAGAGACCTAAGAGACAGCAAAATCTTATATACAGCACCGGATCTTGGGCCGTGGCTTAACAGACGCTCCAATACGCACAACAGTAACGATTTGTATTTGTTCGAATATAATTCCATTCCAGAATTGAAAAAATACTTTTTATATAATTCAACACAAAATTTACAAGTAGGAACCATTGCGGTGCTCTTAAGTGTAAAAGCCGGTATTCAACCTAATCTTTTTGGTTTTGATTTGGAACCTGTGCCAAGGACTCATTATTACCAAGACAGACCAAAAGAATGTAGTCCATGTCACAATGCTACTGAAGAACAAAAGCTAATATCTAGATTAATGACAAGTAAATTATTAAACGTAATAAATTCAAAAATATGATTTGACAAGGCTTACTTTTGGTGCTATAATAGTAGTATAACAAAGAGCAATTTAAATTTGCTCACAAATAGCACAAAGAGGTTAAAATGAGTGATGTTTTAGTGATTGCCGAAATAGGCATCAATCATAACGGAAGCATTGAATTAGCGAAAAGATTAATTGACGAGGCAAAGTCTGCTGGCTGCGATGCCGTTAAATTTCAAAAGAGAAGTGTGGAACTTGTCTACACTCCAGAGGATCTAGATAGACCTAGAGAGAGTCCTTTTGGTAAAACTAATCGAGAACAAAAATTAGGTCTTGAATTCTCTAAAGAAGAGTATGATGAAATTGATTCACACTGTAAAGAAGTAGGAATCGAATGGTTTGTATCTTGTTGGGATCTTGAGAGTCAAGAATTTATGAGACAGTATAATCATAAATATAATAAGGTTGCTTCGCCAATGCTTAGAGTTACTCCGCTTCTACACAAGATTGCTGAGGAAGGAAAATACACGTTTATTTCAACTGGTATGAGTACTTTAGAAGAAATTGATGCGGCAGTACAGATTTTTAGATCACATGATTGCCCCTTTGAATTGATGCATTGTAACTCTTCGTACCCAATGAACAATGAAGAGGCAAACCTAAATGTTATGGCTACACTACGCGAAAGATATGGAGTAAAAGTTGGTTACAGCGGTCATGAGAGAGGGGTGCAAATTTCTTTAGCAGCCACCGCCCTCGGTGCTACTAGTATTGAGCGCCATATCACAGTTGATCGCTCAATGTACGGTTCCGACCAATCAGCATCTTTGGGCCTATCTGGATTAAACATGTTGGTCCGAGACATTAGAACCATATCCGCTGCCCTTGGGGATGGTGTTAAGAGAATCTATGACTCTGAGATGCCCGCCCGTGAAAAACTGTCTACACCTTATTGGTTCCAAAACTACAATGACAGCACTAAATAATAAGGTAGCATTAGTTACTGGTGCCACCGGCGGCCTTGGTCGTTCAATAATCAACAAGTTGACTGCTTCCGGTGTTAAAGTCTTTATAACTGGGCGTAATGCAAACATTTTAAAGCAAATAGAACAATCAAATAAATCTTGTTTAGGATCTAAATGTTTAGATCTTCAAAACACGTCCGATATAAAAAGACTGGCGGAAGAGGTCAAGCCAGATATTTTAATTAACTGCGCCGGCGTCTTTCCAGTATCGAAAATAGAAGACACAACAGAGGAGACTTTTAATGAAACGTTCAATGTTAATGTTCGTGCCCCGTTTGTGATGATGAAAAGTGTTATCCCACATATGAAAAATAAGCAATGGGGCAGGATTGTTAATATCGCGTCTTCATCTGCATATGCTGGTTTTGCTAACACTTCTGTTTACTGCGCCTCTAAACACGCGTTATTAGGTCTTACCAGATCTGCATATTCAGAACTAAAAGAACATGGGATAAGAGTTTACAGTTTTTCACCGGGATCCATAAAGACAAAAATGGGAGAACTGGTGCAAGGTCAAGACTACGATACCTTTATGGAGCCAGATGAAATTTCTGATTATATTGTTAACACCATAAAATATGATGGTAATATGATAGCTGAAGAGGTAAGACTAAATAGGATGTTTGTGCAGTGAGTATATTTTCTGTTGAGAACAAAATATGCCTTGTAACAGGCGCGGGAAGAGGTATAGGTTATGAGTTGGCCAACGCGCTTTCCCAATCGGGGGCGATTGTGATTGGCGCCGACATATCATTTCCAGAAAATGAATACGCTTTGTCGCACCGGTTTAGTTTAGATTTAACTGATTTGAAATCTTTAAAAACCATATATGATTTTGTAGAAAAAACTCACGGAAAACTAGACGTGTTATTAAATTGTGCCGGCATAACTATACCACAAGAAGGTTCATATTGCTTTGAATCTTGGCACAAGACATTCGCTGTGAATATTGATGTTCCATTTAAGTTAACAACCAAATTAGTGCCACTCTTGGAAAAGTCCTCAACGCCAAGCGTTATCAATATAACAAGTTTAAACGCCTCCCTAGCGTTCCCTAATAACCCAGCATATGTAGCTTCCAAGACTGCTCTGGCAGGATTAACTCGATCTATGTCATTAGATCTGGGTTCAAAGAAAATTAGAGTCAATGCCATAGCACCCGGATACATTAAAACAAAAATGACGGGTGAAAGCTGGACTAATCTAGACAAGAGGGACGCTCGCGCTCGTAGAACTGTACTGAACAAGTGGGGTACTCCCTCTGATCTTATTGGGCCAACGTTATTTTTAGCGTCTCCTGCCTCTTCTTATATCACTGGGCAATCACTATTAGTAGATGGTGGCTGGTCAATCAAAGGTTTATAAAATGGAAAATATTAATTTTGTCCCTAAAGGATGGGGATTTGAAAAATGGATTGTTAATTGTGAAGAGTATTGTGGAAAATTGCTTTACTTTGTTAAAGGTAAGCGTTGTTCATGGCACTATCACATTTTAAAGGACGAAGTATTTTACATTCAATCTGGTAGGATGCTAGTAAAATATTCAGATGAAGATAACTTAAATAACGCTAACGAAATAGAATTAGGACCCGGAGACAGATTTCATGTTTATCGAGGCCTGCGGCATCAAATGTACGCCCTAGAAGATACAGAGTTATTTGAGTTTTCAACACAACATTTTGATTCTGATAGCTACAGAATAAAGAAGGGTGATTAATGATTATATATGTCGATATGGATGAAACAATCTGTTTTTATAAGGGCGATCGTAAGTATCCTGATGCTGTTCCTGATCTTAACAGAATTGAACAAATTAATAAATTATATGATGAAGGTAATAAAATTACCTATTATACTGCTCGCGGCGCACAAAGCGGCATTGATTGGAGAGAGGTAACAGAAAATCAATTGAAGTCATGGGGTTGTAAATACCATGGTTTAAGTGTGGGAGAAAAGCCACACTATGATTTGCTAATATGCGATAAAGCAATTAACTCAGAAGACTTTTTTAGAGGTGAGAAGTGAATTTAGATAAAATAAGAGAAAAAATAAAAGGACCTGCATTTGCCATCATAACTCCTTTTACAGAGAACGGCACTCATGTTGATTGGCCCGCTGTTGAACAGTATACTAAATTTTTATATGAGGGTGGAGCAAAAGTATTTTATGTGATGGGCTACAATAGTAGATTTAGTATCCTATCTGACATTGAAATTATGCAATTGAATGAGGTAGTTACCCGAACTGTGAAAAGCTATAACGATGACGATTGTGTTGTAATTGTGGCAGATCCGCTTCATTGCTCGACGCAAACATCTATTGATTTTGCCAAGCACGCTGAAATGATTGGTGCAGACGTTATTTCTCTGATATTTAGAGAGAAAGTATATTTTGAAGAGCAAGTTTATAATCACTACAAAGAAGTTTCAGAAAACTGTAACGTTGGAATCTTAATTCACGAAATGCCTCTTAACAATGGCATCCCCGGTCAGCCACCACGCATTGATTGGTCTTTGGAACTCTTAGACAAAATTGCGGATCTAGATAATGTGATTGCCATTAAAGAAGATGCTAAAAAGGATGAGTACACAGATAAGGTTTCAAGAAAACTATGTGATCGATTAGCTGTTATTACATCTGGATATGGCATGAAACAATGGATGAAGTTTACTCCTCATGTTCACAGTTGGCTATCAGGGACTGGAGGCTTTAATCCATCTATTGAGGTTGATTTTTATGAGGCTTGGAAAAATGGTGATTCTGAAAAATGTAATCATATCATAGAAAAAGTAGAATTGCCCTTTAACACAATTAAAGATAAGTTTGGTTGGCATCTTGGCATCAAATCTGCCATGGATGTTATGGGAGTTATGAGTAGGCAGGAAAGAATGCCATTGCAGCAATTACCAGACAATGATTTTCGTGAGCTAGAACAAATGATGGATGATATTTCTAGCGGCTCACCATACCTCACTAGGAGTAAGAAATGAAAAGACTGGCAGTGATCCCTGCTCGCGGCGGCTCTACTAGGCTTAAAGACAAGAATATTTATCCACTCGGAGAAAAACCTTTAATCAGGTGGACCACAGAAGCAGTTGTTAATTCTGGGTGTTTTGATAAGGTTCTTATATCTACTGATAGTGATAAAATTTTTAGTGCTGTGCAAGATTTAAACGTTGAGAGGCACCATAGGCCACAAGAGCACGCAACGGTTAAAGCAACAGCCCTGAACGCCATGTTAAATCTGATGGAGAACACAGACGAACAATATGATATTTTTGCTTACTTTCTCCCAACTTGTCCGTTCATATCATCCAAAGATATACAAAAAGGAGTAGACGCTCTCAATGAGGATGTAGACTCTGTTTTAAGCATGACTGAAATTCCGGAAACTATACAGCTAGCGTGTGTCATGAAAGAAGGCTGGGTTATGCCAGTATTTGATAACTTAGAGGCTGGTCTTACTAACAGTAAATTTATTAAAAAGTATTATAAGCCAAGTGGTGGTTTTCATATGGCTAAGTGGAATAAGTTGTTGCAAAATAAAAACTTTTTCAAAGGTAACGTTAAAGGTATATTAATACCAAGAGAAAGGTCAATTGATATTGATGATATTCATGACATAGAATTAGCTGAACAACTTTGGTCAGCCCGATATATTGTTTGAGGTGTTGGATGTTAAATTTTGAAAATATAGGTGAAAAATTTGTCAATACTGTAAACACCGATTCTTGGAAAGAACTGCAAGAAAAATTTAATCGGTGTAATGAAATTTATGTGCTTGGGCACGGAGGCAATCTCGCTGTTGCTGATCATGCAGCAGTAGATATTACGAGGTTATCAAATGGCAATAAGAATGCCATGTGTCCCGGTAGCGGAGTTGTAGCTACATCTTTGATTAACGACGTTGGTTTTGATCAGTGGATGGTAAGTTGGTTATCCAGTCGCACATCTGCAAGAACCAAAACGCAAATGAAAAAATCACTTGTTCTTGGTATCTCATCTTCTGGTAAGTCTCGCGATATTATTAGGGCGCTACAGTGGGGTAATGATCATGGAATGGAAGTCGCTATGATAACATCAATTCCAATTGTGGAAAATGTTAACAATCTTACACAAGTGGTCCTAGGGGCAGATTATTACCATACGTCAGAAGTACTTACGTTATTATTAACATATCAATTAACACATGGTTCAGGCCATGTTTGTCCTCCAATTGGAAAAAACACACCGGAAGAATTAGAAAAACTTAACTGGAGAGGCGGCAAGGTACGCAAACATAGTTATCCGGATGAACTTGTAAATATGGGAATAGATTTTGATGGAGTTATCCATAAATGTTCCAAGGGATATCATGATGGTACAATATATGATGAGCCGGTGGATGGCGCCGAGGAAGCACTCAAGATGTTGGCAAAGCAATATACAATCATAATTTATACCTGTAAAGCACGCGGTGACCGAGGCCTTGTTAATGGAAAGACTGGTGTCCAATTAATTTGGGAGTGGCTTGATAAACATAATTTATCACAATACATTAGTAAAGTAACAGCCGAGAAGCCTCGGGCTGTTTGTTATATAGATGATAAGGCAGTACAATTTAAAAATTGGGAAAATACCTTGACTTTGTTAGAAAAACAGGATATACTTTAAATATGAAGAACGATGATGATGTAAAAAATGTTTTGAAAGAAGATGGTCTAAATTCTGACTCTCTTTGTTCTTTCCACCAATTTGAAAATATCACAACCATAAACCTTGAAGACCTAAGAGATGAACTAGGTATGGGCTCTTGGGCTGTAAGAATAGCTTATAACGAATTGTTTGGAGGAGTTGTAATACAACAACAGCCCGGTGAGGGAAACAGAAAACATTTTCATCCTGATGCAGACGAAAACTGGGTTATACTAGCAGGAGAATGGGAGTGGTGGATCGAAGGTCAAGGCACTCAGAGAGTTAAAAAACATGATATTATTGTAGTGCCAAAGGGCGTACCGCACCATATTAAATGTGTTGGTACTAATCCGGGTGTTAGGTATGCTATTACGCGACCTGATGTTAATCATGTCTACCCTGATATTGAGCAGAATGAACATTAAATTCAATTTTACAAATAAAACTGTTTTAGTTGTCGGCGGTTCCCGAGGCATTGGTCGAAGGATCGTAGAAGACTTTCTAGACTCTGGAGCCAATGTATACTATATATCCAGATCTAAATCTCAATGCAAAAAAATATTAAAAGCAAATCACCTACAATGTAACATACAAAACGCCGAGGAAATAAAAAAGGCTTTTTCAAAAATAGAAAGACTTGATTTTCTTGTTAATGTAGCAGCAATTAACTTTTGTAAAAAGGTAGAAGATATTGATGTAGAGGAGTGGGACGAAGTTTTATCAGTTAATTTGAGATCTTTTTATATTACCTGTAAATTAGCTATTAAGAAAATGAAAACAAATAATTTTGGTAAGATTGTAAATGTTTCATCTATAGCAGGTCGAAACAAAAGTATTGTAAGTGGAGCACATTATACAGCTAGCAAAGCTGCAATCCTTGGTCTTACAAGGCAGCTATCACAGGAGTCCTCGCCATATGGTATTAATATAAATGCCACCTGTCCTAGTCAAACTGAGACAGATATGCTAAAAGAGTCGATGACAAAGAAAGAAATTCAAAAATTGTCCGCCAATATTCCCCTGAGAAGATTGGCCGAACCGCGTGATCAGTCTTTGCCAGTGTTGTTTTTATGTTCAGATGCTGCTTCGTATATAACAGGATGTGTGTTAGACATTAATGGTGGACAGTTATAATGAATATAATGATCACAGGCGGCGCTGGCTACATAGGAACACATTTGGCTGATAAATTAAAGTCAATTGGGCACAGAATTGTATTATGCGATTTAAGTCAGAAATTTACAAAATATCATTACGACAATTTTGAATGTGTTTCATGTGACATAACAAACTATGAATCTGTATTAAAATTACCAAAATGTGAGGTAATATACCATCTTGCTGCACAAGTAGGCACTCTTGGTGCCCTAGACAATCTTAAATTTGATTTAGAATGTAATGCATTAGGGACACTTAATGTTTCTAAATTTGCTGCCTTAAACAATGTACAAACTGTGATTTATTCCTCAAGTATGGCTGTATATGGAGAAAATGAAAACGCTGAAGAAACAGATTTATTACAACCTGTATCTCCATATGGCATAAGTAAGATGTGTGGGGAGCATTACATAAATTTTTATAATCAACTAAATCCTGACATGCGCTGTGTTATTTATAGGATATTTAATTGCTATGGTCCACATCAAGATACAAAAAATCTAACTCAAGGTCTTGTTAGTATCTTTTTAAATCAAGCTATTAAGAGCGATACTATTCAAGTTAAAGGGTCATTGGAAAGATTTCGTGATCTGATACATGTAAATGACGTTATCAATGCAATGCTTCTACCGTTAGAAGACAAATCAGTAGAAGGAATTTACAACGTATGTTCGGGCTCCAAAATAACTTTAAATAACTTAATTCAATTAATACTGAAAATATCTAAAAAATCTGTAAAGGCAGAAAATATAGGTGGACATGCTGGGGATCCCCATGGGGTTAGTGGCAACAACTCAAAACTAATTCAACATGGCTGGTCTCCCCAAACTGACATTGACAAAGGCATATTAGAATGCTTTGAGGCGCTTACTAATGAATAATCTATCAGCGATTATAGCAGTTAGAAAAGGCTCTAAAAGAGTTGTCAATAAAAACTCTCGACCTTTTGCTGATTCAAATTTGCTAGAAATTAAAATACAGCAATTACTAAGAATGGATAATATAAGTAATATCTATGTGAGCAGTGATTGCGAAAAAATGTTGTCGTTAGCTAGCAAGTATGATGTTAAGACAGACTTAAGAGATCCATATTACGCCTCTGACAGTGTGCCTATGAACGAGGTGTATGAGTATTTAGCTAATATGACACAGGATGAGCATATTCTGTACGCACATGTAACTAGCCCACTACTTTTGGATAGCTCTCTTAAAAAGTCCATAAACAAATATATGTCACTCCCAAATGAATATGATTCATTAGCCACAGTACATCAAGTGCATGAATACATCTGGCACGCTGATCAGCCAGTTAATTATGACCCCAACAATCATCCAAGATCTCAAGATTTACCTAACTATTATGCTTTAAATTTTGCAGTTAATCTGATAACTAGAAAAAGTATGCTTTCTAGAAAGAACATAGTGGGAGATAAGTTTTATCCGTTTTTCTTAGATGATGTGGAATCAACGGATGTAGATACAGAATTAGATTTTAAAATAGCAGAGTTTATATACAATGAAAGATTACAACAAAGATAAGTTTGTTATTCTAGTATCCGCTGGCCCAACAGCCCGCAAGGTAAGGTACTCAGACAAATATTACACTTGCGGTGTTAATGTTACGCCAAAACTTATTGAGAGAACTGATTTTTGGGTTGTCAACGATGCTTGTTATTTTCAAGATTTTTCTAAAAAAGAACTAGAATCAATAGATAATCTAGCACTCCCAGAATTTCCACACAGTGTGAATGGTGTTAACATGCATCCTAGTCCACAATTTAATTATCAAACTGTAACCAAACAACTTGAGCCGTTTATGAATATACACCCTTTTAATATTCACACAAGCAGAAAATTTAATTTACCTTTCAACCCAGATATAGTTTACTTTGAAACTAGAAGCTCCAATGAATCAGCACTTCGGTGGTTGATCCACAATGGTTTCACAAAATTTGTATCACTGGGGCAAGACCCAGACGGTGATTATCATCACAAGATGCATTCACGACCTACAAAACATGGAGGACATGTGGCCATAGCAGAACCTCTTGATAACAACAGATATAAGCAGGTTCAAGATAGAATGAAAGCTGTGGTTGAAGAAAATAATTGTTTGTTAGTCCGTTGCGTTTTGCCAACCGAAAATGTTTTCAATGAATCTGTTTGGGAAAAAATTAATCAACTAAGAAACGAAAAAGGATATACAGAATTGGAGGTGCCTAAATGAAAAATCTAAATGATCTTTTTACGTTGGTGATCCCGGTTAGAGATAGGCACTTTAACCTACAATCAATTGTAAAATATTATGATGAGCGCCCGTATCGCAAAATCATATATGACGCTAGCGTCAACCCTTATGGTGGGTACTTGGGAGATTTAGAATACTTTCATGCTGGCCCTGAATTCCAACATATGAGTTATCTAAATGCCTATAAGATGGTTAAAACTCCTTATCTTTTAAACTGTCCAGACGATGATATCATGACACAGGAGTCAATAGAGCGGTGTGTTAACTTTCTAGAGAATAATTCTGACTACTCAGTATGCGATGGAGAAGTAGTAGAGTGGACACCAAACACAAATTCTGTTTTTCCTGCACCAAAGCCTGATGTATTTCGAGCCAGAGCACTTTGTGACTGGGACTCCATGGACATTTTGGACCGTATTAGGTTCGCCGTTGTATACTGTAGTAGAGGTTGTATGCATTCTGTTGTACGAACTGAAGACGCTGTAGACATAATGCAAAATTTTATTGACAACCCTTGTATTTGCCCATTAAACTTTTTAGATAGAGTTTATTTATTTGCATCTGCTTGCCGAGGAAAAATCAAAACCTTACCAGTAGTACAACACATCAGAACGTCAAATCAGAGGCCAGATGCTGATAGAAATATGTTCAATCCGAAAATAGCCAAAGAAGAAATAGACGGATATGGATTAAAGTTAGATATTATGATGCAAAACAATATTGACCAAAAACACTGTTCGACGTTTGCTCATTATTTGTCTGAACAGACTAACATGTCTGATTCGGAAGCAGTTGAGTGGATTATTGAATTGTATAAAGATCACTTTACTTTGCGGAGTCAAAATGGCGGCGGTGGTTATTTTGGGCCTCCGCTTCCACTATCTACGGTAGAAATGCCATGCTCCAAGGAAGAATCAACTAAAATGGTGGCCGAGGCGATTACTTGCATGCAGATGGGGATTTAAATGAAATCATCTTATAAAGAAAACAATTATGATAATGTATTCCGAGCACTGGCCCATGTTGTGCGTCCTAAAAAAGTAGTAGAGTTTGGGATTCTGGAAGCATACTCATTAACCACTTGGGTGGATGTGTGCTCGCCAGACACCGAAATACTTGCTTATGATATATTCGAACAATTTCCATATAACGCAGCAAGCTACACAGACATTGTTGAAAAATTTGAAAAACATAAGAATGTTTCAATAAGAAGAGGTGACTTTTTTGGATCTGAAAACGAATTTAAAGATGGTCAAATTGACATTTTACATATTGATATAGCAAATAATGGAGATGTTTATAAACACACCTTTGAACATTATATGCAAAAGCTTTCACCAAATGGTGTTTGTGTTTTAGAAGGCGGTTCATTCGCAAGAGATAATGTTTATTGGATGTCTAAATTTAACAAATCTCTTATCCAACCAGTTATTAAAGCAGAAAACAGCAACAACAGGTTTAATATTTTGGTGTTAGAAAACCATCCATCGATCACGTTAGTCACACATAGACGAGAGGATTAAAATGTCAAATAACGATTTAATACCTTTGTTTAAGGTAAGTATGCACCCTGATACCCCAAAAGAGGTGGAAAAGGTTCTACTGTCAGGGTACATTGGTGAAGGACCAAAAGTAAAAGAATTTGAAAAAGCACTTTCAGATTACTTGGGTTGCAACAATTTAGTGGCTTTGAACTCTGCTACATCTGCATTACATCTTGCAGTATCTATGATTAGGAGGAAACCAAGATCAGAAAACTGGCCCGGAGTGCAAGACGGGGATGAGGTTCTAACGTCCGCTTTAACTTGTACAGCAACTAACTGGCCCGCTTTGGCAAATGGCCTAAATTTAAAATGGGTAGACTCAGATCCTCAAACTTGTAATCTAGATCTAGATGATCTAGAGAACAAAATATCAGAAAAAACTAAAATTATAATTGTAGTTCACTGGGGAGGTTACCCGGTTGATTTAGATAGACTCAAGAAAATTCAACAAAAATCAATTGAGTTGTATGGTTTTGCCCCTCTTATTATAGAAGATTGCGCTCATGGTTTTGGATCTAAATACAAAGGACTTAATTTAGGTAATCACGGAAATTATGCATGTTATAGTTTTCAAGCGATTAAGCACTTGACATCTGTTGACGGCGGCGCTCTGATATTGCCTAATGAGGAAGAATATAAAAGAGCAAAGCTATTAAGGTGGTATGGGATTGATAGGGAGTCAAACAGGAAAGACTTCAGATGCGAGGATGACATCCCTGAGTGGGGATTCAAATTTCATATGAATGATATAAACGCAACCATTGGTTTGTCAAACTTGAAACATGTAGGAAAGATAATAAGTCGCCATAAAGAAAATGCAGCATTTTATGATAAAAACCTTGAAGGTATCAAGGGTGTAACACTGCTTGATAGATCATCTGATTGCGAGTCATCTTTTTGGATTTATACTTTGAAAGTAGAACGTCAGGATGATTTTATGTCAAAAATGAAAAGCTGCAATATCATGGTTTCCCGAGTACATGAAAGAAATGACAAGCATTCTTGCGTTCAGCAATATAAAACAGAACTAAAAAACCTAGATAGCTTGGTTAATGAGATGATCTGTATTCCTGCTGGTTGGTGGATCTCTGACGAAGAGAGACAATACATAGTGGAGTGCATGAAAAATGGGTGGTAAAATAAATTTAGATTATGGCTTAACAAAACCAATGTTTTTTGAGTATGATGTTAAAAAATACAATTTGTCTAGCGAAGTAGCAAGCTGGTTTAAAACGAAAGAATTAAATCAAATACACAATGTGTACGCCAGCGATTTTGATGTTTTAACTTTTGAGACTGATCAGTCTACAATTTTTCATAAGACATTTTATGATATGCCTAAAGACAGTATTTTTTATAGCACTTATAAACTTTTTATTCAAGAAAATATTCAACCTTTGTTTAGTGAGCCAATTATATACCAAAAAATTCCAACTTTTAGAACACAAGTGCCAAACAATCTTGGTGTTGCAGAGTGGCATAGAGATAAAGATTACAACCATTCTTCTGAAGAAATTAATATATATTTGCCATTAACTGACGCTCATGATACAAGCACTGTATGGACAGAGACACAAGAGGGGCTTGAGGATTACGTGCCACTCAACTCGGCCGTCGGTGGTTATTATGTTTGGAGTGGTGCCAACTGGAAACATGGAAACAAGGTAAATAAGACCGGAAAGACAAGAGTAAGTATCGACTTTAGGGTGATGCCGTTATCGAAATACGTTGATAATGATAGAACCAGCACTAGTAACAGCACAAAAATGACCATGGGACACTATTGGGCTAAACTTGACGAGGAAACAAAATGAAAGGCATTATATTAGCAGGAGGGACAGGTTCTAGACTGTACCCTTTAACAAAAGTTACAAACAAACATCTTCTCCCGATTGGGGATCAGCCAATGATTATTCATAACGTTAAAAAGCTTGTGGAAGCTAGTGTTACTGACATTATGATTATCACAGGCACGGAGCATATGGGAGATATGATCTCCTTGTTAGGCTCCGGTTCAGAGTACAACTGTAATTTTACTTTTCGAGTCCAAGATAAGCCTGATGGGATCGGTGGCGCCTTATCTTTGTGTAAAAATTTTGTTGGCTCTGACACATGTATTGTAATTCTAGGAGATAACATTTTCGAAGACTGCTTAACTGATCATATCAGTGATTTTATACAAGATGGCCGTGCCTGTCAGTTATTACTAAAGAAAGTGCCGGATCCGGAAAGGTACGGTGTTGCGATTTTTGACGGAGACAGAGTTTCACAAATCGAAGAAAAGCCAGATCTTCCAAAAAGTGATTATGCTATTACAGGCATATACATGTATGACAACAAAGTTTTTGATATTATTAGCACACTAGTTCCGTCTGCTAGAGGGGAATATGAAATAACAGACATCAACAATGCATATATCGAAAATAATCAAATGTTTTATAAGATAATGGATGGGTGGTGGACCGATGCAGGAACTTTAAAGTCTTATTATAAAGCCAATCGTCTTATCACATCTGGTATATTGGAGTAAAAATGAAAAAATTAATCTTTGGTTCTGGAAAAGTCGCATCAATCATTGAAGATGAAGATAGCACGATAATTCCTAGAACACAGTGTGATGTCACAAATAGTGACAAAGTTTGCGAAATTATAAATAGGGAAAATCCCGATGTAGTTATAAATTGTGCAGCTATTTCAAATCTAGAAAAATGTGAAGAAGATAAAATGCACTCTTATAACGTTAATACAAAGGGTGCTATTAACCTGCTAACATGTTGTTTCAATCAGAAAATAAAATATGTTCACATAAGTAGTGGTTGTTTGTTTGATGGTAATCAAGTTCCACGCGACGAACAAGCCGAACCAGATCCTAAAGTGTGGTACACAAGAACAAAAATGTGGGCAGATGATTTCATTATTAATTATGGATATGAAAATTACCTAATTTTAAGACCTCGACAAATGATCACTAAAAAAGTACACCCTACAAATATGATCACTAAATTTGTGAAGATGGATAAGATAGCAGCAATAGAAGAAGCCAACTCAGTTACTTGTATTGAAGATTTTGCTCTCATGATGCAGCACTTAATTAACATAAATGCCACGGGTATATATAATTGCGCTAACGAGGGCACACTAACACCACATGATATTGCATTAGCTATAAAAGAGAATATTAAGCCGTCACTAGAAGTTAGCACAGCCACATATGAAGAATTTTTAAGTGGCTTGGTCAACAAGAGAGTAAATACAATTTTAGATATTAAAAAACTAAAATCAACAGGTTTTAATCCAAGACCAGCCAGCGATGCTTTAACTTGGTGTGTTACTAACTATGGGAAATAAAATGAATTTAATGATAACTGGTTGTGCAGGGTTTATTGGCAGTCATGCGGTTGATGTATTCCTAGAACAAGGACATACAATTGTTGGTGTTGATAAAATGACATATGCTGGAAAAGAAAAAAACATGAGCACATTTATTAATAAAATAAAGTTTTACAAATGTGACATTGCTAATCATGATAAGATGGTTGATATCATTAATAAGCATAACATTGATTGGGTTATTAATTTTGCAGCGGAATCTCACGTTGATCGCTCAATCGATTCGGCTGAAAACTTTTTACATTCCAACATTAATGGCGTATATTCGCTTCTTGAGGCATGCCGCAAGACAGGCTGTAACATGTTTCAAATCTCTACGGATGAAGTTTATGGTTCTACCGTTGAGGACTCATTCAGCGAAACCGATACCCTTAGCCCCAGAAATCCATATTCTGCAACAAAAACAGCCGCAGAGCATCTAGTCAAATCTTTTCAAACTACACATGGTGTAAAATATAAAATAGTTCGAATGAGTAATAATTTTGGGCCGAGACAGGACGAGGAAAAGCTTATTCCAAAAATATTGAAAAGACTGTCGGACGAACAAAAGGTTCCAATCTATGGAGACGGTAGGAATATTAGGGACTGGTTCTATGTTAAAGACTGTGCCAAGTGTATTCTAGAGGTCTTTGAGAAGGGTAAAAATAACGAGACATATAACTTATCGCTAAGTAATGAAAAAGAAAATCTTGAAGTTATTTCCGAAATTCTAGAACTATTGGATAAAGAGTTTGATTCAAATGTAGAATTTGTTGAAGACCGACCGGGCCATGATTTTAGATACTCAATCAATGCTAATAAATTCTTGGACTTATGTCCTAATATAAAACCAACTAATTTTAAAGCGGCCATTTTAGATACGATCAGATATTATGAAAAACAATAAAACTCTGCTGGTTATAACTTTCTTCAACAGAAAACATACACTCAGTAAACAATTAAAATTTTTAGAGTCCTACTCGGAAGATTTAGACGTGATTCTAGTGGATCAATCTGAAGATTTTTGGTCCCCGGCACCAAAACACGATAAAATTAAAGAGGTTCACCACTATCCTGCTTCACAATTTCACTTTTACGAAATGTGGAAGGATATTTGTAAATTATATAATGAATATTCATTTATATATTGGAATAATGATGATGATTTTGCGTCCCCAACAGGTATAAAAGTAGCAGAAAAGTTTCTGATTGAAAACCCAGAATATTCATGTGCTCAAGGACAAGTAATCCAAATGTTGTCTCCCAGCATGATAAACTGGCAATACGGTACCCCGGAGTGGATTAAAAAAGATAAAAACGAAGAAGACACTTTACGCAGAATAGAAAGTGTTTTTGTTCCATCTGTGTATGTTAATCCACATATTTTAACACGCATGTCTGTTTGGGCCAAGGCAATCGATATAATCTGCGACAGCGTTAATAGTCCAGCTAGCCTAGCCCCAATCAGATTTTGGGATAAGATATTTACTTTGGTCGCGACATGTGAGGGGTATAGAAAAACAAATTTAGATTGTATTTCCCTGATAAGATTGCACAGAGATTTATCTGGTGCAGTTACTCTTACAGACCCAAAAGTTCATCCTGTATTAGAGAAGGACACTTTATTTGATGAAATATTTAATAGACTAAATTGTTCTAACCCCATATCAAAATACTTAGAAAAAGAAAAACAAATTCCTGTAGAGGACTCACACAGAATTATTATATCAAGCTTTAAGCAATATATGAAAAGTGCAAGCATTCCAATAGGCAGTGATATTATTAATCAGTTACCAATTTCAAATGACCAGAGAGAACTACAACTGGCCATGAGTTTAGTAGGAGCATAGAATTGGAAAGATTTGATCTAAATACACAGGCTCATCCACACGAAGTGGTCCAGACACTAAACAAATATGGTGTAGCTAGGATAGCAGGTTATACTAAAGATGTGTCCCTAATAAAATCAGAACTTTTGTCTATCTTTGAAAAAAGAGAGGCAAATTATTCATTCGGCAAAGCTATCCGGAGTGACAATCCAAGCAGTTGGGATTTGACTGAGACACCTACAGTAACATCATTTTTTAGAAACTCTGAGTGGATGTATGAGGTTGCCACAGGGTACCAACAATTAAATGTCGGATTTCAAAGAGATATTTTTTCTACATATGATTATATAAGTGATCAAGGGGTAGGCCCGCAAGGATGGGCTCATTTTGATAGGTTGCAGAGATTTAAATTTTTCTTAAACGTCACGGACGTGTGTGAACAGTGTGGGCCTCTTACGGTCTCACCGGGATCTCACCACATGACAAAGAGATTAAGATCTATGGAACCAAACCCTAATAATATTACAAAGTGGAGATTCGGTCGTTTTTATGGAGATGCCGGCCGTTGTGATTTTTGGGATGAACCCCAGAATCATTATCCTGAGATTGAGTACGAGCTAGTGCCAATTACAGGTCCAGCAGGCACTCTAATAATATTTGATTCTGATGTGATTCACAAGGGTGGAAATGTACAACCCGGCAATGAAAGGATAGTGGTTCGAAGCCACTCATGGTAATATGGGTTTATTAGTCACTGGTGGGACAGGAATGGTTGGTTCAGCTTTTAAAACATTAATACCTGATGCTGATTATCCTACAAGAGAAGAATTTCATAATAATTTTTATGATATGCAAGGAAAAAATATTGTTCATCTGGCTGCTAAAGTTGGAGGTGTTAAAGCTAATACAGACGAAGTGTGTCAATTCTATACCATCAATTCTACTATTAATCAAAAACTATTGCACCAAGCTTATTCTTCAAGCGCTAAAAAAGTTGTTTCTCTTCTGTCAACGTGCGTATATCCAGACTCTCCGTATGTCACATATCCTTTAACCGAAGATCAATTACATCTTGGGCCTCCTCATTCATCTAATTTTGGTTATGCTTATTCTAAGAGGATGGTTGACGTTATGTCCCGTGCGTACAGGCAACAATATGGGTGCAACTTTATCACAGCTATACCAAACAATCTTTACGGAGAAAACGACAACTTCGATTTAGAAAACAGCCATGTCATACCAGCGATTATAAGAAAAGTATGGGAAGCAAAGCTAAACAACAAACCTTTTGTGGAGTGCTGGGGCGACGGCTCTCCGTTAAGAGAGTTTACATATTCTGAAGATATTGTCAAAATACTAATGTTTCTATTAGAAAGTTATGATGAGCCAGAACCAATTAATATTGGAAACACCGAGGAATATTCTATTAAAGAAGTTGTAGAGATGATCTGTTCTATTATGAAATATGACGGAGAAATACGATGGAATACACAAATGCCGTCCGGGCAACACAGAAAGCCAAGCTCTAACCAGAAGCTTTTAGATTTGGGTTGGGATAAAAAATGGTATACTTCTTTAGAAAAAGGCTTGACTAAAACTTGTAAATGGGTTATGTTAAAGTATCCGGACATAAGAGGTGTCTCTTGAAAACGGCAATGATAACTGGTGTAACAGGACAAGATGGTTCTTATTTAGCAGAGTTACTGCTAGACAAGGGCTACAAGGTTGTTGGACTTAAGCGAAGAACATCCACCATCTGTACAGAACGGTTAGATCACATTTTTGACCATCCAAATTTTAGCATGCGGTATTTTGAACTGAATGATACTGGATGTATGTGGAGATTGTTAAACGAGTACAAGCCCGACGAAATATATAATCTTGCCGCACAATCACACGTTCGCGTTTCCTTTGAGGTCCCAGAGAGTACAACAGACACAATTGTGATGGGTACACTGCGACTTTTAGAAGCAATGCGACATATCGTTCCAAACGCACGCTTTTATCAGGCCTCATCATCAGAGATGTTTGGAGATAACCCTGAGAGCCCGCAGGACGAGTCCACAGCACTTCAGCCGGCTTCACCATACGCTTGCGCCAAAGTGTACGCGCATCACCTTGTAAGGAACTACAGAGAGTCATACGGGTTGCACGCATCGTGTGGAATCTTATTCAACCACGAGTCCCCTCGTAGGGGCGAGACTTTTGTTACACGCAAGATTACCATGGCCGCTGCCCGGATTAAACTTGGGCTGCAAGATAAACTTTATCTTGGCAACCTAGATGCCAAACGCGATTGGGGATTTGCCGGTGATTACGTTGAAATGATGTGGCTTATGCTTCAACAGCCTAAGCCTGATGATTATGTTATCGCTACTGGCGAGACACACACAGTGAGAGAGTTTTTAGAGGTTGTGTTCGAATGCGCAGAGCTTGATATAGGCGAGTATGTTGAGCAAGACGAGCGGCTGTTTAGGCCCCACGAGGTGCCGTTGTTGTTAGGAGACGCAAGGAAGGCCCAAGGCAAGCTAGGGTGGACTCCAAAGGTAAGATTTAAAGAGCTTGCAGGAATGATGTACGAGGCAGACTTAAAAAAGGTGCAGAATGAAAAAGTATAAGTATCTTGTCACAGGACACAAAGGTTTTATTGGGTCACACTTATTTGAATCTCTTGTAGGACCAAAATTAGGCATTGACCTTAAAGATGGTCAAGATGTAATTGATTGCTTACCTGATGACATCGAGGTAGACACGGTGTTTCATTTGGCTGCACTTCCAAGAGTTGAATATTCCGTTGAAAACCCATGCTATACTCTAAAACACAATGTTTATGCTACCTCTGTTTTGCTTAATTGGTGTCGCTCGCACGGTGTCAAAAAGTTCGTGTTTTCATCATCGGCCGCAACAACTGGTGACGGCCAAGGACCTACCTCACCTTACGGCCTCCATAAACTCATGAGTGAGATGGAATGTAAATTGTATTCCCAGTTGTACGGCTTGGACACAGTTTGTTTAAGATATTTTAATGTTTACTCGGAAGACCAGCCTTTTGGAGGGGCGTACTCAACAGTTATATCTGCTTGGATGGAAATGATCCGACAAGATAGGCCACTTCGCATCGACGGCGACGGCGAACAAACAAGAGACTATATTCATGTTGATGATGTGGTGTCAGCAAACTTGTTTTGCGCATCACACAACAAAAATTTTAACGGCGCCGTATACGATGTGGGCTCCGGAGATGTTGTATCTCTAAACAATATTAAAGAATTTGTTAATGAAAATCTAAAAGTGTCTTGGGACCATGCACCCGTCCGGCCCGGAGATGTACGACACACAGAGGCCGACACCAGTAAGCTTCGTAAGCTAGGCTGGACTGCTAAGATTGGAATTTTAGAAGGATTAACTAGGTGTTTTAAATGAAAGTAGGCATAATTGGAAATGGTTTTGTAGGAAACGCCATATATCAAAATATAAGATTTACTTACAAAACACTACGGTATGACACTAACCCTGAACTCACAGACTGTAAAGCTATCTCGGATATCACTGAACAGTGTGAATATGTTTTTGTCGCTGTACCCACCCCTATGCACTTGGATGGTCACCCTGATTTGTCTATTGTTTTTGATGTTATGGACAAAATTAACCAAAGTTACAATAATAATTTGGTAATTTTAAAATCAACCGTCGTGCCCGGGACGTGTAGGGTGATTAACGAACGACACCCAGAGATGAGGATAGTGTTCAGCCCAGAGTTCTTAACCGAGGCAAATTCGGTAGAAGACTTTAGGTTGTGTAATCGCGTGATATTTGGTGGGCAAGAAAACGATACACAAAAGTGCGTTGACATGATGCGCTGGATGTTACCTGATAAGCAATATGAAACAACAGATTGGGAAACAGCCGAAATAGTTAAGTATTACATTAACACCTTTCTAGCCACTAAGGTGTCTTTTGCTAACGAAATGAAGCAAATTTGCAACGCTATCGGGGCAGATTATGACACTGTTACAGCTTTGGCTTTATTAGATAGCAGAATAGGCCGAAGCCATCTTAAAGTCCCGGGCCCTGATGGGTATCATGGCTTTGGTGGAAAATGTTTTGCAAAAGACTTAAATGCGTTAATGTATTACTGCCATACAAACAACATAAAGCCAACAATGCTACAGGCAGCGTGGCAAAAAAACTTAGAAGTTAGAGAAGAAAAAGACTGGCTCAAAATAGAAGGAGCCGTAACAAAAGGAGATAAAAATGAGTAGTAAAGATATGCACTTAAGTGACCAAGCCCTAGGCGCCCTAATGATGGCGCTGCAAAAGTCGTTACTGGAACAATCAGACATTGTTCCTGTGCTTAAGGGTTTTAAGTTCCGGCTCTCGGAGCACGGTTTGGTGGTCATGAATGCACCTCTTGTAAAAATGAGAGAAGATTTTGAGGATTCTGGGGAGGAATGACTTGCCACGTTATACTTATAGATGCGATGTCTGTGGCAAATCTTTCGAAGTATCTCACTCAATTTCTGACAAATTAACTGATTGCGAATGTGGCGAAGAGGGTTCTTTAAAAAGAATACCCTCTTTGCCTTTTCGTGTTTCTGCAAAACCAAACAAGCAGAAAGCAGGTGAAGTGGTGAAAGAGTTTATTGAGGATGCTAAGAAAGAAATTCGAGAGGCTAAACAAGACATGTCAAAGGGGCTAAAGAATGACTGATTGGATTGCTATAATGCTGTTTGCTTTATCTGTTGGCCTTAATGCTTTCTTGATTTGGTATTGTAGGAAGGTTGTTTTGGAACTTTATGATGTTTCTCAAAACATAAAGGTTCTTACAGAGGAGATTATTTCTTTTGATGAGCACCTTAAGGGGGTGCATGAATTAGAGGTGTTTTATGGTGACGCTACTTTGGGGTCTTTGATGCAACACTCCACAGCTCTCACTGATACGCTTGAGGACTTCGTGGAAATATACGGCCTGTTTGATGAAGAAGCAGAGGCCGATTTAACCGAGGAGGTGCCTGATGATGCCGATGCCGAAGCCTAAGAGACGTAGAAGAAAGGGTAAGCAGTATTTTACCAAAGAGCACGAGAACGCTATAATTAAGTATGTTGCCTCGGAAGATATCCGGGAAAGGTCTTATCTATACAATGAATTTATAGGTCCTGTATTTAGCGAGATGGTAGACAAGATAGTTTATACCTATAAGTTTACCACTCTTCCAAACATATCGTCTCTACAAGAGGAGTGTAAGGTTTGGCTCGTGACAATTTTGCCCAAGTACAATCCAGAGAAAGCAAAGGCCTTTTCTTACTTTTCGGTCATTACAAAGAACTGGTTTATCGCCCAGACCAAGAAGCAAAACAAGAAGCGTAGAACAGAGCTTGAAATTGTTGAACAACTACCAAAGGAACTTGAGCTTAAGTATTTATCAACTGCCAATCCCTACCCCAGACAGCGAGAGCACGAAGAGTTTTTTAATTTTCTCAAGAACGAGATTGATACTTGGGAGCATGAAAAAATGAAAGAGAATGAGGAGAAGGTATTAAATGCCGTCCGGATTCTCTTTGAAAGTGCCGAAGATATAGAAATTTTTAATAAGAAAGCTATTTATTTATACATGAGAGAGATAACCGGCTTGAACACAAAGCAGGTGGTAAACAACCTAAACAAAATGCGAGTTAAATATGCGGTGTTTAGGAAGAAGTGGGACAAGGGCGAGTTATGAAACAACTGGACCATTACCTTGAGACAGCCATCAAGAACATACAAGACGACAGAGAAGTCACCAGAGAGCTTCTGGACGACGTGATGCGCTACTTGTCTAAAGACGAGGAGCGGCACACCCAAGTCGGTTCGGTGGCTGCTAAATATGTTGAGACGCTTCAGAGAAGCAACGAGCAACTAGTCAAGGTATCTGGCCTTATCCACAAACAGCAGCTAGGAGACACCGGTCTGAGTGACGACGACCGTGCTGATATCTTTGATATGTTGCAGCAGGAGGGGTCGTAGTGGCTGATATATCAAGATATAGAAATTTAATGCCCGGTGCTTTAAATCCTAATCTAACTCCTCGTTCTGGTACTCCGATCGCCCGCCCGGACAACATTACCGATGACTCTATGGCTGTGTACCGAAGGACCTTCCGGAACATAGTATCGCCTAACATTTTTGAGGGCGTCAATACGTTTCGTGGGATTGTACTTCAGGTTTTCACCCCAGACGGTAATGTTGTTGATAACATATCACAAGAAAATAGTGGTGACTCACTGGTTTATCGCTGCATGATACCAGAATTAGACCTTGACAAGCCAAATCCTTTTGCTGCGTCCTCCAAAGAAGAGTATATAAATATCTGTAATTTTTGTTACCCTGCATCCTACGCCGCGATGATGTCAAACAATGCGTTAGGCATGGCAGTAGCCCCAATCGGCTCTATCGTGCATATAAGGTTTGACGACCCGAGTAAAACTTTTGGTGTGGTAACGGGAATTGAAGCGCTCGGGCAGCTAGATATTGAGACTTGTTTTGGGCCAAACGCCGGCGCACGAGAAGCCCACAATTCCGGAGGCCCGATAGGACCAAGTTTAATAAATGATGCCGAGACAGGCTCTAATAGCTTTACGGACATTCCAACAATACAGACTAAAAGTGGTGTTGATCCTAACGTTACAGCCGAGGTAAAGAGCTTTTTACAAATTATAGGCAACATAGCATCCAACAACGGCTATCCAAAACCAACAGTAACTAGCGGCTATAGAAGTCCAGAATCTCAAGTAAACACTATGGCTGGAAACTGGGCTAGCCCAAATGTAGGCAACCAAAGCACTTCTTATCTATCGGGTCTGTACAGCGACAAAGAGATGGCCGCCGAACTCAATACTATATTTCAAAACAATTATGATCCGGCAACACAAAAGGTCACCTCGGCAGGAGTCGCCGAAGCAACCCAATATTGGAAAAACAAATACGCTGGAGGCGGCGGTTCAAGTCATGTTGTTGTGGACGGAGAATCAAAGGCGGTTGATTTACGCTTTACTACGGGGATTGATGAAATACTCAACAATTTAGCTCTACCTGACCTTACTGCTGCTGGCATTGAGATTTCTGTTCTCAGGGAATCTGATCACTTTCATGTTAAAGTAACACAAGCTAGTAGCTCCACAACATCTGAAAGCACAGAAACACAGGGTGAATAATGGCAAAGAAAATATCAGCAAGAGAAGACTCACTAGACCCGGCATACACTGGGTTTGATGGCTCAAATTTAAGAGAAGTTGTACCAAATTACATCACCGCTGCTAGCGAAACCGAAATAAAAGGGCAGAATAACGCTAGAATAATATTGGGCCGAGACCGTAATTCAGGCGTTGGTTCTGGCTATGGCGGAAAAGGACATACTCGTTCCGGAGCAATCGACATTGTAGTAGGGCTTCAGGGCTGGTCCCCAAGTGAAAACTATAGGCCGGCTAAGAAAAACAGAAACGGCGTCATCACTGAAGAGGAGAATTTTGGGTACGCCGATAAACACTTCGGCTCCATGAATAATGACAAGCCCGGAGACGCCGCAAGAATTTATATCTCTCAACGCGCTGATATAGACAAATATTTTGACATTGCCGACGGTTCAGTGGGCTCTTCAATACAAGATTCAGCAATCGCCGTAAAGGCAGACTCTGTTCGTATTTTGGCGAGAAAAGGAATAAAGCTTGTTACCGGTAAGAACCCACCCGGCTTAAACTCATTGGGAGCCCCAATTAGGGTTACTTATGGAATCGACCTCATAGCGGGCAACCGCGACGGCCCGACTGGACTAGAGCAAGAGGTAGACAAGATACTTAAGATTAATCCCTTTGCGTTTAAGCCCTCTTATTTACAGCCTATTCCAAAAGGTGAAAACTTGGTACACTATTTGGAGGCCTTAACTAAGAATGTTTTATTGCTAAACTCTATATCTGCTGGCCTTCTAATGATTACACCGCTTTTATCGAACGCTGTTTTGAGCCCGAAACTCGGCGTCGGCCCTACAGGACCTATTACCACTTTCCCCGGCGTGACTGATATATCAAGCGTCAGTGGCTATATGTCTCTTACTTCAAAACAAATGACAAAACTAATCGACCAGCAACAAACCATAACCGCTAAGAGAATGAACTTCTTAGAATTGGGCGGAAAACACTACATAAACAGCAAGTATAATAGGACAAACTGACATGGCTAAGTACGAAAAAGGCAAAATTACTAGAGAAGACGGTCGCTCAAGTCTGGAAGAGTACGCAGTAGACACAGAGTCCACACAAGGCCCCGGAAGAGACCGTCGCTCCCGCCGCGAAAGAATAAATCAGGATGCCCAAAACGCCTTTGGTAATGGGGTTGATGACCCCGTTGGTCGTTCAACTGGACCAAATCTGGCAGAGGACGGCCCACTGGCTGACTATGCTGATTTATATGATAGCGAGTTAAAGATAGAGGAATTTAAGTTTTTAGAGTGCGACCCTCTATCACCCCCGGAAGACGCAGAGCCGTGCCCCCTATGTCGCCCAAACCCATACGCTTACGTTCCAGACTACCGCATGATGGAAGACGGAGAGGTCTTTTTTGATGGCAAAAATTGTACACAGAATATTGTATTTACGTTTAATGCGCCACCACTAGCGTTCTCTTCTGCGATAGGTTCGTCTCAAGAGCCGGGACCAACTTCTGATGAACTAAAATCAAAAGCTTTTCAAAATGAGCAGATAAATCGAGGTATCAAGCTTATGCTTGATTACTTTAATAAGGCTGACACAGCTACAGCGTACATGTATGTGCCACAGCCTCCCAAAACCATGTTGGGACAAGTAGCTTTAGCCGGCGCAATCGCAGGCGCAGGCCCCGCCGGCGCCGCCATGGCAGTTGGGGCCACCTTGACCGGAGGCGCCGCCATCGGATTGGCAGCACTTCTTGGAGGAACTGCTGCTGTTGCAGCCGCCTTTGGTGGCTCCGCAGTTCCGGAAAAGGCTGGTTATAATTTAGAAACACAAGAAATAGACTGCATTAAAGAGTTGACAAAATACGCCGAGTTTAATTTTAGCATCCCAATACAACTTAAGGCAAGAACAAGAGTTCTTATTTCTGTTCCGGTCGAACAACTATACCGCGTACCAGATAGGCTAGTATCCGAGCCAGAGACTGAATTCATAACAAACCTAGAGGTATCCTTTGAGGGCACTGAAATCGTTGGCATGGCCCGAAGAGTTGGAAATGCATTCCGTGTCTATAACAATGAGCTTAAAAGATGGCGAAGTTCTGAAGGGGGTAGCCTTCTAGAGATTACGCCTGCTGGCACGAAAGCCAGCACGATTGATTTAATGAAAGAGGGAGAAAAGATAGGCTTATTTATTGAAGAATTAAGAGCTATGCTTGAAGAGTTGGGCTTTAGTCTTAGTAGGCTGAAACCAGCTAAAGTGCCTGAAAAGATTGTGATAAAATTTAAGGAAACTGGTGACGACAATATTCGAATTGAACAGTTTCAAATGAATTTGCCCGGATGCCCGATTGTTAGAGTGGGGAAGAAGGGCAAGTTTAAGAGCACCTTTAACAAGTACGTTAAGAGAAGTCCATTTAACAGGACTAGAACTCTGCACTATATTGGGGTTCTACCGGAAATAGATAATGATTTAACAGCTCGAACGGCCACGCCATGGCTGGAAGTGGTTACAAAAAATACATATCCTCCGATTGAGGTTAGGTATGGGGCAAACGACAACACTATTTTTAACGACCCAACAGCGCTTGGTTGTTTGCTTAACTCGGCCGTTACAGGCGATTCAGTGGATAAGTTTTTTGAAGAAACAGAAGATTTAATATACGGGGTACCCGACCTCATATTGCAGAACTTTTCTAGGTTTAGTTGCTACTCCAGAGAGGGGCTGGACAAGGAATTGGAAGAGCTAAGAGATTTTTCCGGCCGCCTTAATGATGAAAGTCAAAGAGTTTTGCAGACTCTAAAAAGAAAATTGTCAGTTCAAGACCCATACCTAGATATAGTTCTAGAAGAAATGTTTCCAGCACAGACGGCCTTTGGAAAGTTATCACCAGAAAAACAAGATGATGTTAGGAAATCGGGTCAGTTGGCCGCCTATAAACTACCGCCAAACTATGATCCTAATGAAAAGTTTTTTGAACGACTAAACGACCGTCTGGGTTTTTGTGGGTGGCTTGGGCTCGTTATGACCGCGATTGATTGTGTGGCACAAGGCCTCGGAGAGCAATCTGCCACACAAGCTTTGGCAGAAGCTGCATTTAATTCTATGGAAGACGCCGCTCTTTCTAGGACGTTTTTGGGCTTGTCGCCCGAACAGCAGCTTAAAATCATAGGCCAGCTAGAGCAAGACTTTGGAAGCATTCCGGCACCTTGGGAGACGGCCGAGTTTGGCGGAGCATATAACCCCGGTAGTTATACTGGAGCTGGGTTTTCCGTAAGTCCCTTGAATAGCACTGAGCAGGTCACTAGACAAGACTTATATGACGCTGTTGTGAACGAAGCCATTTTGTTGACCAACCCAGAAGATAATCCCGGAGGCTTTATCAGCGAAGAAGAGGCACAAGACATAGTTGATAGACAGCTAGCCGGGGGCATGAACTTAAGAGACTATTCGGCAGCATCGGAGTTGCTTGAAGAAGAAAAGGCCGCCCGTATCGAAGCCCGTGAGGGCGCCCCGCAAGCAACCGGTCGCGACCAAGGTTTGTTTGGTATGGATTATTCTGGAGGGGAATTTACCTTTAACCAAGGACGTGTTAGTCAGGGTTCTGGAAATCAATATGGGGCTGCACTAGGCAATGCACAAAAAGCAGCCTTTGACGCTCTTCGTAGCTCAATGCTTAAATCTCTAGGGGCTGACGAGTTACTAGAGGCGATGAATCGTCTCCCGGGCGCCCCAATTATTGCACAAATGCTTAAGAAGCTGCCCTGCCGACAAACGCCATTAATTTTTGCCGAGCCTAGATTAGACTCTTTTATGAATACTCTAGAGTTTGATTTATGTAATTGGGACTGGGATTTAACTTTCCCTGATTTTGACACTATAGAAAAGCCGTTTGACTTATTTGCTAGGCTGCTGGAAGCCGTACTAGAGGCTATTAGGTCAACAGCAATTGCTATATTGATGAAAATTATGAAATTAATTTTAGAAAAGATATTTTCTATCGCATGTGACGCGCTAGCAACCTTGGGAGCCAACTTACTAGACCTCTTCAGCGGCAACAACCACTTTAGGGACCTTTTGAAGGACAACCTGTGCCCAGATGCCACACAAGAAGACTTGAACGATGCGCTAAAAAACCTATTTGGTGCAGTTGGCGGTCCGGAAGCAACTTGCCTTGAAACAATGTCTGGTTCTGAAATGGGAGACTTTATTGATGACTTGTCCATGATGTTAACTCAAGGTCAAGTGATTCAATTACTACAAGGCAACACCAGCGAAGAAACAATTAAGATGGCCATTGAAGTTGCTAGAACATCTCCGTCTCCTTGTATTCGAGAGGTGTTCTCGGATCCAAATGCTATTGCTGGTTTCTTTAAGAGTTTGGCACCATTTATTCCAAACTTGGATGCTATTATTGAGTCGGTGCCCACGGTGTCACTTGATAATCCCCCAAACCCTTGTGATGAAGAAACAAAAAACAGAATCGATGACTTAAAATGTGAACTTCTTGGGCAAAAGGGATTAACGCCTGAAGAGTGTCGCGAACAGCTTGACGACCTTAAGGACAAAGCACTCCAAGATTTACAAGACTTGGCTAACGCACTACAGAATGGTCCGTTTTCTGATTTTCCACCCATAACCTCGTCTGGTGACTGTCCAGATGACGGTTTCTTCCCTAAAGAACATCCCTTGCAAAAAACTTTGGACCAAAATATTTCCAAGGCCATGATGGAGAATATAGAAAAACAACATCTGAGAGATTTGTGGGGTCCGATTAATAAGTCAGGACGCGGCGGCTTTCTTAATGCTATCATGTCTGACACAATGGGCCGCCCGTTTAAGCAACACCAGTGGTATGTTGAACACTTCGGCGCCCCCCTCGCTGCTGACTTGGGTTTCTTTGATTATCACTGCGACAACGCGATTAAAAAGCCTGAAGACACACCCGGAACTGGGGCTAAAAAATTTCCCATTAATATACACGGAGAGAATCTGAAGGGCGAAGAAGGTGGTAAATCTGGTAAACAGTCTTTTGGCCAAGGGTATGCTCATGGCGGCTACCCGCCAACAGTTGCAGCATATTTGGCCAAGCAATACAAAGAGATGAATAGGAACCTCACATTTAGTACCACAACAAAACCCAAGGGCTTTCCAAGTATGCAGGCCGCGCTAGATGAGCACGATAGGGTGTTAAGAGTAAATAATAAAAGAATTGGAGAAAGAAGAAAGTATGTTAATAAGTGGCTAGATGCATACGGCCAGAAGAAATCTGGCAAAGACCGCTCCGGCAAAAGAAGCGTCCTTGAGCAAGACTTGCTCTTGGGCATCACAAAGCCACTGTTTTTTCAAAAGGATTGGGAGGATGAAGATTCATCTTCGGCCACCAATGACTTCCGGAAGACTACAAAGAAAAACTCCCCAGAAGATTTGGCTCGCGAAGTGCTGCTTGGAAAGCAAGTTCTGGGCGGCACCGGTAAGACGGGTAAAGCCCTCGAAAAAGATATTGGTGGTCAATGGGGAACCGAGGGTGAAATCTTTATCGATTATTACGGCCCTAAAAACAAACACAAACTCCTAGAATTACCAGACACGTCATCTGCTGACATTATTCTTAAGTATGCTTCATACCCAGACGACCCAGAAGAAGGGACATCGCCGTTTGAGTTCACGATAGAATATGATTACAATTTGTTTGATACAGGTTCCAATACACTAATGAAAGAAAACAAGTATCAAGTTAAGGTTGTAGAGACTGTTCGTGCTTCCAAAGAAAAGGGCCTGACACCCTCTGAATTAAGAAAGCTCGGCGCCGACGCTCCACCGCAGTCCATTTACCAAACCGGGCAGGAGATGTACATCTATCCTCGATATGAGTTTACAGTTAACTCTACACCCCCGGGCGACGTGGCTGACTTGCTAGATGCCATTACATCTCCGGCTAATGGCGAACCAAGATACCGTGATGGTAGCCCTCCGCCCGAAGATGCACATGAGATACAAGCTGTTTATAGATATTTTACAAATGTTCTTGCCAATGCGGCTAGCGACACTCAAGCACTTTATCGCGAGGCCGGAAAAACAAGGTTTAGAAACTATTTTGCTAAGAATACTTTTGATGAAATATCCTCCGGGTTTATGACACGTATTTCAACAATTATCGCCACCGGCAAGAAACAAAAAATCTCAAGCGACTCACCAGCAGCCCAACCGGAGGATGATGGCCTACTAACGGATAAACAAGCCGGAGCAATCGCCGGCGCGGCCATCGCTGTAGCGGCGACAGGAGGAGGCGCCCTCCTCGGAGCCGCAATCGGGTCAGCCTTAACAAAAGAGCCAAAGCCTACAACAGAAGAGTTGGCCGACTTCAGCGAATTATCAAGAGCATTTAAATTCGGCTACGACCCAGAGAAAGAGCCGAAAATTATAGAGCTTGACCCTCAGATTTATGGTGGTCCGCTAGCAAGGCTTTTTCCTGATAAGGTGCCTCCACCGTTTTACGTACAGGAACGAAAGTATAAAGGGTGGATGGATTTGTGCGACACGTTGGTGCCAGAGCCGTCTGGCTGTGAGCCATACTCTAAAGCCATATATAGTTTAGAGGACCTAAATGACCTGATGAGTGACATGCAGTCACAACTAGTGGACGACCAGAGACTGCAACAAGACCCGCTTTGTTCGCAAGAAGCTCCATACGACAAGATATTTACCAACTTTGATGCTGCCAATATAGAGGGTGCTATGAGGGCGATTATTAGAATTTATGCTCTTGATGTGTTTCTTCGCACCGTGCCAGCTTTTACAGCGTTTGGTTTCTCGGAGGCTAACTATGATGACTTAATGTTGCAGTTTGTGGCCGAAAGAATGAAGCAAGGCTTGTTTGAGGATGGCGCTCGACGCACAGGCGCCGGAGATGATACATATTATTACAGATTCCTAGAACAGGCAGTTAATAATACAAAAAGAAAGCTAGCCTCTGGCATAATAACTGAAGAAGATATGTCACAAGAGGAGATAGAAGCTTTCAACGTTATCACTGAGAGAGTCAGGCAATTTTATTTAGATTTTGATGGAGAGTTGGAAAGTTTATCGGATGCTGCTATCAAAGGTAAAGGAATTTTTGATAACTTCTTTTCCACCTCCCCCGGCGCCTCGGCAGCAGGGATCGGTGCAGGAAGCTCAAGATTTAATAAAAGAGACGCCAAGCTGGCAAAGGATAGAGCATTTATAAAAATGATATCCGAGACAGAACAAGAGGCTACAGTATTCTTAAGAAGATACATTAGAGAAGAGTTCAACCTTTTAAGAGATAAATTTGCCAAGGCTGTCGTTCCGGTAGTTGACAATGTTGACCATCTGTTTGTGTTAAGTCCTGATTGGATCCGCGGCGCCGTTAATAGCGGAGGACCTTATAATGTAACGTCAGATCCTAGTAACCCGAGTGATTATGTGATTGAGAGTGCTTCTAGCGACGATTATTGGCCGTTTGTGTTAGAAAAGTACATTAGAATTCACGAAAAAGATGAAGGTTTTGTTGAAATACCAGTAAACCGTGCAGACAATCTGTATGAAATTGTTAATATTGATGATTGGGACGACTACATTCAGAACTTAAGCGCTCGCGGAACCGAAGGTCTTATTTCTGATATTTGGGGGAACCCTCCTCCGACCGGCGAAACTACTAAAATAGAAAATCATACCCATGAATACGAGATTGATGAGAACGGTAATGGCGTGACCGATACATATGTCGATAGTCGAGGAAACGAGCATTTCCACGAAATAGTAAACGGCGAAATTCAAAGAGCACAACTAAACGAGGACGATGACGGACACCGCCACGAAATTGAAATTACAGGCTGGAGCTTTGGGTTGCGAATTTGTTACCAACCAAAGCAAGAAGATAACGGTGTTTTTGAGAATGTTATGAGCACTGTTAGTTCTGAGTTTTCCCTGAACAACAAGGCTTACAAGACCAAAAACAGAAAAGGAAACACTAGATATTTGATTCCACTAGTGTCGGCAGAACTTCCCATCCCAGATCAAAAATTTAGCTTATTTGACCCGAATAAATATGATGTAGTTTGTTTAATACAGGAATTAGTCAAAAAGCCAGAATATAGAATGTTATTCAAGTACGCGTTTCCTTTGCCTAGGTTTATTTCGTTGCTGGCGATGTATTCTACTTTATCTTTTACAGATGCCATCGGAAACGTTGGGTATCCTAACGAGGGAGGGGACTTATGGGAGCTTCCCGGAGGCAGGAAAGGCAAGAAGTTCCGCAAATGGAATCACAGCCCCACTAAGTCTTTTGAAAGATCTAGGCAAACAGCACGTCAAGTGTTTGAAAGTTTTTATGAGGCAGCACAGGCCATTGATTTCGATGTGTCTAATGACCGCTCTCCTCCAAACCAAGCTGATAGCTTGAGGGACTTGATTAGGCCTAAGATAAACTTTGAAGACGGCCTACGGTGGTGGGAGCGCGGCCTGCGAGTCAAGGGTAATCCATATAATGTGGATGGGGACGAGTGTTAGTGACTATTTATTAAAAGGAGAAGCAAGATGGCTGAGGGATTATCTGTGGCGCTGCCACTAAATGTGAACACGACTGATGGCGCTTATTCACTCAACAAAGATATAGCAGCTATGGCTGCTCAAAATTTAAAAATGGTTATTTTAACAAATCCGGGTGAAAGAATTATGATACCGGAATTTGGAGCCGGAATACGTCGGTTTTTGTTTGAGCCAGCCACCAACGATACAGTTGATATAGTTAGGGACGCCATACAGAAGCAGGTTGCGAAATATTTACCCTATATTGATTTACTGCAACTAAACGTGTTTGTGTCCGAAACAGACGCAGCAAGCTTAATTGTATCCATAAAGTATTCAGTCCCAGCAGCTAATTTAGTTTCTGATTTAACAGTTGACGTGGCAACTGCGACCACGCTATAAGCAATGGACACCCACCGCTAAACTTAGCGCTCAAATGTTATACTTGATACTATTTAACAATGGAGAGTCTATAAATGGCCAGACGAAACGTACCTATTAAATACACAAGCAGAGATTTCCAGTCCATACGAGAGGACTTGGTTAACTATGCTAAAAGATACTACCCTAATACATTAAAAGATTTTAGTGAAGCTTCTTTTGGTTCTCTCATGATTGACACAGTTGCTTATGTTGGCGATATCATGTCTTTTTATTTGGACTATCAAGTTAACGAGTCCTTTATTGATACGGCCACGGATTATGATACAATAATCAGACTAGCTTCTCAAATGGGTTATAAGTTTAGAGGCTCGACATCAACCACTGGTGTTGTTTCTATGTACGCGATAGTGCCGGCCAACTCAACAGGTCTCGGTCCAGATACCAGATTTATGCCTATATTAAAGTCTAATACAGTATTAAGCTCTACAGACGGAGCTTCATTTATTCTAACCGAGGACGTTCGCTTTGATGACCCCTCAAATGATGTTGTTGCTGCTAACACAGATGCAACAACAGGAAATCCTACGAGCTATGCTATTAAAGCAGAGGGGCAAGTAATTTCTGGTGTGTTCGATACGGAATCAGTTACTGTTGGCGCATTTGAAAAGTTTAAAAAAGTTAGGCTAAACGACTCTAGCTTGGTAGAGATAGTCAGCGTTTTTGATTCCGAGGGCCATGAGTATTTCCAAGTAGAACATTTAACACAAGACGTGGTGTATAAGTCAGTACCAAACCGCGATGAGAACACAAGACAAAATGCCCCATCTCTTATGAGGCCTTTTGTGACTGCTAGAAGATTTGTTGTTGACTACGACTCAAATGGGGTAACTTTAACATTTGGCCACGGCTCTGATACTGAAACTGGCACACAGACAGTTGCAGACCCAGCTAATGTTGTTTTACAAAGAGCAGCCAAGGATTACACTACGGATGCTTCCTTTGATCCCTCTAACCTAGTCGGCAATGATAAATTAGGCATTGGCCCTGCCAACACTACTCTGACCATAACCAAAAGAAGAAACACCTCCCTCAACACAAACGCCGCTGTCGGTTCCATTACTAGAATTATTAATCCGATATTTGAGTTCAACGACCCAACAATCGCTACAACTTCTCAAGCAACTCAGGTTATATCAAGTATTGAGTGCTACAACGAGGAGCCATTAGTAGGCTCTAATTCGTTGCCTTCAAGAGAAGAAATTAGACTACAGGCCATGAACGCCTTTGCTAGCCAAAACAGGGCCGTTACATCACAAGATTATGAAGCTTTAACTTACATGATGCCAGCTAAGTTTGGAGATGTAAAGCGGGCCCGTGTGATCAAGGACCAAGACTCACTAAAAAGAAATCTAAATATTTACATTGTTTCTGAGGATTCTTTTGGCAAATTGGCTCAATCCAACAACGCACTAAAAGAAAACTTAAAAGTTCACCTAAATCGTTATCGCATGATCAATGACACTGTTGATATCCTAGACGCTAAAATAGTGAATATAGGCATCGACTTTGAAGTGGTATCTAGCGAAGAGGTCAACAGATTTGAAGTTCTAGATTCATGCATCCGTGCCCTAAGGGAAAGATTCGCGGCTTCTATGTTTATTGGTGAAAGATTTTATGTTACCGACGTATATACAGCACTGAACAAGGTCCGAGGAGTTGTGGACACATCTAGAGTTAGTCTAGTCAGCAAGACAGGTGGCGACTACTCCTCTTCTAGTCTCAATATAGAACAATATATGTCGCTTGACGGACGGTATTTGTCGGTGCCAGACAATGTTATCTTGGAGATTAAGTTTCCGCTAATTGATATTAAAGGAACTGTTAAGTAATGGCTATCAAGAGATACTATGCTAAGAAAGACAATACTATAACGAATGCTTTCAAAGAAAATCTTGAAACTCGTGGAACTGGTTCCAACATGGGGGCATCCGATATCCTCGAAGTATTTTCTATTTTTGGACAGGCAAACTCGTCATCTGCGGAAGAATCCAGATTTCTTATTAAGTTTGATTGTACAGCATCCACCAACTCTATTAAGGCGGACAGGGACGCTGGTGTCATTCCTGCTAGCGGTAGTGTTGATTTTTACTTAAGACTTTACAACGCACCACACAGCCAAACACTTCCCAAGTCTTACACGATGGATGTTTCTGCTGTATCAGGAGGCTGGACGGAGGGCACAGGCCTTGATATGGAAGGCTACAAAGATATAGGCGCATCCAACTGGGTTAACAGAATTGCTTCCCGCTCGGCCGGCGACCACGCATGGGCCTCTACCGGTGGTGATTACTTTTCCGACATCTCCTCTTCTTTCACAGCTTCCTTTGATGGAGGAACAGAGGATATTGAACTAAACATCACTCCGCTTGTTGAGCAGTGGCTGTCCTCCTCCAACCTTGGACAAAAAGAAGACGAAGGGGTTGGAGTATTCTTATCGAGTGAATATTCTAGCGCATCACGTTCTTACTACACTAAGAAGTTTTTTGCAAGAGGCACAGAGTTTTTCTACAAGAGGCCAAATATCGAGGCTCGGTGGGATTCCTCAATTGAGGATGATAGAGGAAATTTCTTTTACAGTAGCTCACTAGCTACAGCAGCAGAAAACTTAAACACTATCTATTTTTACAATTACTTTAGAGGACGCCTCCGCAACATACCTGACGTTGGGACAGGCAACATTGGAGTTAGTATATTCTCATCGAGTGCAGGTTCCCCGAACGGTTCAGCAATTCGGCTTGTGGCAGACGGCACACATGTTCTATCAACGGGCGTATTTGCCGTAACAGGCGGCCACGTTTCCAAGGGCATATACTCAGCCTCGTTTGCTATGACCGCAGCATCTACGCCGCTTCCGGCTGTTAACGACGTGTGGTTCAAACTAGACAACTCGGTTGCCGATGCGAGCACAGGGGTGCAGTATGGCACTGGCTCTATTGAGCCAAAAGTTCTAAAAAACATGTACAATGCCCCAGCCAATGAATACTTTGTCTCTATAACCAATCTGCGTCAAAAGTATCGTCCAGACGAGACAGCACGTTTTAGGGTTTATAGCCGCCAAAAAGATTGGACACCAACTATTTACACTAAGGCAGTAAGCACGCCGGAAGTTGAGGTAGTAGAAAGTGGCTCATTTGAAGTCTTTAGAATTATCGACGAACTCAAAGTCATACCGCATGGAACGGGCAGTACACCGTACTACACGTTTATGTCATATGATGTTTCCGGCTCTTACTTTGATTTAGATATGGGACTGTTCGAACGCGGATACATGCACGGAATAAAATTGGCATTTTATAACGAGGACATTGGAAGTTGGGTTGAGCAGCCAGAAATCTTCAAGTTTAAAGTTGAATAAGGCAGTTACGGATGAGTATCAAAAAGCTATTTGATTCAGAAAAACTAAATGATGTGCTTGTATCAACTAACCTAGAAGAAGAGGTTGTTAAGAACGCACCCGAACTTGAATCTGCTGATAATGTCAGAGAGCAGATTGAAAGAATCAATCGGTTTATTCCTCAAGTAGATTATTCTGACCCCGGAAACTTCGCGGTCTATGGTTCAGCTAGACAATATTATGCTGACTCAGTAAACAGAATTATCTCACAGTACCCTTATGATGGTTCCGAAGAGGAGATAACTCGCTACAACAACGAGTCCAACTATCTTGACCTCCATATTTTAGAGAATGATTATCCACGGACGAATGGTATTTTTCGTATAGATAACCGGGCTACAGCCACCGGCGGTACTAACGCATTTGGCAACCCTACGGTTAAATCACACCTTACTTTTTTCGGTGGCCCAAACTCTATAAAGGGCGGGATGACAACTGGCTCATTTCACCTACAGTTTACCGGCTCCAATTATTATGATGCTGATATTTACCAAACTGATGGCACACTTGCATTGGGCAGAGTTGGCTCAAGAGAAAGTAACCTAGCATATAATCTTCCAAATAAGGGCGTAACCGTTGAGTTTTGGCTTCAAGGAGGCACCACCGCACTCACACAAACTGACAGAATTGCGTTCTTTGACCTGTGGAATGGAGAGCCATCCAGCTCTGCTCAATATGGCCGGTTAACTATTTATGGTTCGGCTTCAGTGGGATCTAGCGAACTTGATGCTGTTTATCTTAACGCATACTCTGGGACAGTAGGTATACAAGAATTAAAGATTATTGATGCCACTGCCACGCTGGCTGACTTTAATGACGGCACAACTTGGAAACACTATGCTTTCGCCATGAGTTCAGGCTCTACTGGGTTAAGCGTCAAGTCCTACTTAAATGGGTCTCTCACTACCACTACATCCAGCACACTAGCCTTAAATGAGGTTACTGGCGCTCTTCGTGCCCGAATCGGTGCTCTGCTAACCAACCCATCTGGTACTAGCATCGGTACAGACATGGATGGTTATGGCAAAACTGCCAAGTGTGGTTATGACGAGTTTAGATACTGGAAAGCCGAGAGAACAGAAAAAGAAATACAGCAAAACTATTGGACGCAAGTCCGCGGTGGCACAAACAACGAAATAGCAAACGCAGAACTCGGCGTATACTACAAGTTTAATGAGGGCATCACAGGGGAAGAAACAACTGACGCTACTGTTTTGGATTATTCTGGCCGCATTACAAACGGGACTATTTTAAACTATGGCACAGACACTAGTGACGGTCTTACAGCCACTGCACACCGAACGGTTGGCTCTGCTATCGTTTCTGCCTCCGCAGCCACATCAGAGTTCAAAGACCCAATTATTTATGCAAGCCACCCGGATGTTGTTGCACTAGTAGACAGACTAGAGTCTTCTGGCAGTGTTCACGACTTTGAAAACCAAGCAGCCATTATTGATACACTTCCCGGCTGGATTGTTGACGAAGAAGACCAGAGCGGAAACGGCGAGTTAAGTAGACTAACACAGATCCTTGGCTCCTATATGGACACACTCAACCTACAGATTCAGTCCCTTCCAGACCTAGCCAACAACACATACTTAAGTGGTAGCGATAAGCCTATACCGTTTATGAGGAACTTGCTAAGCTCCCGAGGCCTAGCAGTCCCAGAAATCTTTGTGGACGCTGACCTTCTCCAAAGATTCGCTAACAGAAGCGACACCGAAAGCTACACTCTTGATATTAACGATACCAAGAACCTTATTTACAAAAACATCTACAACAACCTTACTTACCTTTACAAGTCAAAGGGCACAGAAAAAGCATTTAGAAACCTTATCCGTTGCTACGGTATTGGTGAAGATGTTATTAGATTCAACGCATATGCAAGCAATCAAACCTTTGACATCCAAGAGACAAGACAAGACAGAGTTATTAGAAAGAACTATGTTGACTTTAACCACCCTGATAGGTTTGATGGGGTTGTTTATCAGAGAGCCAACACTGGTGAAACATCCGGCATTTCTTTCTTCTCGGCATCCTCACCAGACAGCGCTTTTGCTCAAACCGCAGAACTAGAAATTATATTCCCAAGAAAGTTTGAGTTTGCTAACTCACAATACTTTGATACACCTTTTGTTACAGCATCTATCTTCGGAAAAGCATCAGCATCAGCAGACCCAGCAATCTTTGACGCATCATTCAGTAATAACCCAGCCAACGCGCCTTGGCTTGTTGCTTATGCTGTTCGGACACAGCAAAACTCAAATGATGCTTATTTTGTTCTTGATTCTAACTTATTTACAAATCCACTCACAAGCGATATCTATTCAAACATTTATGATAACCAGAAATGGAATCTGGCGATAAGAGTTAAATCAAAAAACTGGCCATACACCACGGGTTCTATTAATTCTGGTGATGTTTCCGGAGATCAAGAAGTCAGCTTTGTTGGTTATAATGTAGAAAATGGAGTCGTAAGAAATAGTTTTGTTTTAACAACTTCATCAATATCCTCCAACTTGGGGCCAAGTTTACCTTATCGCTATTTCATCGGATCACAAAGAACAAACTATACAGGGACAGTGGACCATCAGACTGATATTTTAGCGTCTTCGTTGCGAGTATATACAACCTTTTTAGATGACGATGTTATCAAGTCACACGCCCTTGACCCCGAAAATTATGGAACAAGAAACCCTAGCAGAAACTTATTGTTTTACAACGACTCTGACGACGCAAGTCTAAACCCGGCGATTAAAACAACCATTCCAGAGTCTGTTTCTCTTGCTCTTAACTGGGACTATTCACAAGTTACGGGCACAGATGCCACTGGCCGCTTCTCGGTCCAAGATGCATCATCTGGTTCAACAGGACTAACCAGCAGATATCCGCAAGAGAATGTACTTACAAATGTTAATAAACAGTTTGCAGGCCGAGGTCAGTTTGGCGCCAGTGCCTACAGTTCAACGGACGTTATCTCTAAACAGTTCGTTCAGTCAGCACAACAAAGACTACCCGAAGTTGTTAATAGCAGCGACGATGTAAGCGTCCTATCCAGAGACGATGAACTTTACCCAAGAGATGCGTCTATTTCGCAGACTTATTACACCTTTGAAAAGAGCATGTACGGTATCGTTTCGCAAGAAATGATTAATATGTTCTCGTCTATTGTTGAATTTAACAACCTTATCGGTGAAGTAGTTCACAAGTATCGTGGTGAGTACAAGAGTTTAAGGCTTTTAAGAGAACTTTTCTTTCAGAAGATTGAGAACAACCCTGACCTCGACAAATTTATTGATTATTATAAGTGGATTGATTCCTCGCTTAACATTTTCCTACAGCAGTTTGTTCCTGCTTCTGCCGATGTTTCCGACGAGATTCGCACTGTGGTTGAAGATTATGTTCTTAACCGCTCCAAATACCAGCACAAGTACCCACAACTAGACTACAAGGGCAACGACCGCTTTGGTGGCGACGAGGCCAAGTTAGAAGGCAGAGTCAAGGGCATTAGAGAACTAGAGTACAACTGGCAGTTTGGTCACGCGCCTATAACAAACTCTCAAACTGAACATTCTACTTGGTGGAAAGAGCGAGCAGAAAGAAGCAACACAGCTTTTGATACGCCCGCGCTCATCGACACAGCAAGACAAGACATCCTCACCATCATCCAGCTATTCAACTCTGCAAGCGCTGACTCGCTCAATGACGGCGCCGGAGCCTCTGGGGTATACGAAGGGTCCACTTACGCCACAAGACGCTTCACAAGGCAATCTAAGCTATCTGTGGGGGTTGTTCCTGACATCGGCGGTGGGTACAACTACCCAAGAGGCCACAAACCGGATGGTGTTTTTGCAGTCATACCAAAAAGTTCTGTTAGCAGTGAAAGCCTTCGCGTTGCAAAGCTTGCCACTCCAGACGCGTCGAGCGAAGAACTCCGGCCAACTATAAAGCAGCATAAGAGGTCGGTACCGGGCGTTTATAGTGACAATATTTCCAACGCTGGTGATGATGTAGCGGGCACTAAGTATTTGACCCCCTTTGTAGCATATAGTTCTTCTGTATCTCCGGCAGATGGGTTTGGGCAAAACTGGCAGTCTGCTCTTGGCGGCGCCGGCACGAGTGGTCCCGATGCCGAAACAGGTATGGAATTCTCGGGCTATCATAATGATTCTTACGGTGATGACTACGAAGTCCCAATGCAGGGGCCGTTTACCAACCAACATGTTGGGGGCAATAGGCATAGGCACACAGATTTGAACGAAGGGTCAGATACACGCTCGACCCGTCCCGAAGCTTATGGCCTCTTTTCGCCAACGAACCGTACTGTTTTTCTTGCTGCCGATTCTGGGCTTATAAACGGCATCTCTACGCGCCCCAACTACCGCAGAGACGAAACAGCTAAGCGCCCCCTCAACATCAAAAACGTTAAACACAGAACCGGCTCCCTTGGCACGGTTGCGATGGGCAACTTTGATAAGAGATACGAAATAGTTAACACTACAGGCAGAACTCAAAACAATGCTGCGTTTGTTAAAAATGAGGGGTTCTCAACGGCATCAGTAACCACGCTCCCGCTAGGCTATTTTGAAGGCCTTATAGATTACGCTAAGCCTGTGAGACGCCGTACAGAGCACGTCATTGTTAGTAGGTTCTCTGCTCCCGGCGGCCCTGATACAGCCGCCGATAACCAAGGTGGCCCCGGTTTAGACTACGAAGCGGCCGAACTAAGCCCATACAACAATCTAAATTACAGAAACACAACCGTTAGAACGCCTCTTAGAACGCTTCTTACGGAACATAGTGCGAGGTTTGGCCTACGCTCTGGCTCCTTACCGTCTGCCCTTAACTACACAGATGTTACGGCTAGCTTCCACAAAGTTAACAGAAACCCACTTCGTCGCCTTAAGGGTTACAGCAACAACGAAGAAACTCCTGTAACAGGAGCGGTATTTGACAATTACTTTGTTCAGCACATGATTCCACAATCTGATTTCCAGTATTCTTGGGTCACTGCCTCAACCGATAGATTTAACGCTGCCCTTGGTGCCGCCAACAATGTGTACGGCTACTTCCCGTATGATGGGCTGGCAAGAGAGTCAAGTTCCGTTGGATTTAGATATGTGTCGGCAGTTAATTTTCAAAGTGCAAGCGAAAACGGCTCCGGGATTAGCACAACCAGACAGATACGGCAAAAAAACGGTTCTTATGATGCTGGCTCTTTTGTACCAAATAATTTTGTTGGCATGAACACAAACATTATTGATAAATTTAATGTCGAGACCCAACAAATGGGGTTTGCCTTAACAGATGATATAAAGAATTATATTAATTATGGTGATATCGGACACCTCGCTGTGGCTGTAGCAAACAATAACTCATTTATTCAAAATATGACAAACAATAATGCTACAAACGCCGGCGCTCTAAATGGTATCATACACTATAGAAACGGTCCCTATAATTATCCAACTTGGAAACAAGTTCGCGTCGGCCAATCGCAGCTAGCAAGACACTACCGTAAAAGTAACCTTTACACTCATACGATAGATAGGCTTGCTAATCAAACAGACACTCTTAATGATGCTGGAACCTCTTTTAAACAAAGTGGCGACAGAACAACCCTCTTAACAACGCAATCTGTCGTATCTGACAGATATTATCCGGTTGTTTATAATTTAGAAATAAGAAACGATCAGCAAAACAGCAAAACATTAAAATCAACAGATGTAGTTGTTAGGGTGCCGTTTGTTAATGATGTAGTTACGTTTGACAATATTGAGTTTAAAAACAATGTTGTTGATGAACGGCGTTTAAAACAAGCAACAGCCAGAACAAGCTACAAGCAGATAATTAACAACTTTAGCATGTATGATGGTCTGCTAGATGAAGAACAGCCTATCTTGCAAATCAACAAGCTACAGTATCGTGAGACTGTTTACCCTCCGCAAGATTTTGCATACACAGAAAAGGTTCGCGGTAGAACAGGTTATGAAAACAATTTCTGGCGCGACACTCGTGCTGATAGAACAACGAAGGGGGAATCCAAGAAGCCAACAAGTAGCATGGGCCTAGCTGTAAACCAAAGTGCATGGGCCTTGGATGGGTTCGAAACAACCGTTATTGGTGCGGGTTTCCTTAACGCGATAACTGGAGGGTACGTCGCCAACAATGGCGCTAACTACAAGCCCGGACAGCTTCAAAACATATATACACAATTTGCACACACAGCCCCAGAATCTAATTTAAGATCTGGCATACTGTATTCTAGAAAGCATGTTATGCCCTTCACGGGATCCGTCGTTGGTTATGGCGAGAAATTTAGAACTGTAACGGCCGCCGGGGGGGGCAGCCTCGGGGCCATCGGGGACCATATTATAGCCGTAGCATCCATTGGCCGCGGCGAAGCCTTCTGGGATGCTCCAACATTGGCAGGTAAGTATGAAGGCACCTCTAGTGTTTTTGTTAAAACAGAAGCTAAGCCTTTTTACGACGATTACGATAAGTTTTTTGCCGACATCAAACCCACGGCAGGAGGTCGCTCGATAATTCCTGAATTTAGAATTAGTGAGCATATCGATTTTTATGATGATAATGGTGGCGACTTCTTAACTGAAAACACCAAGTTTTTGTCAATAGCAGGAACGCCTGCCAACTCTTCTCTACCGCAAAATAGTAGTGAAGAGAATTTCTTCAAAATATTTACTAATTCTGATTTTATGAAATATTTTGAAGTTGTGCGAGATGACGCTGGCAAAGAAGGGGGGATTCTTAAGCCTGACTCGATTAAACTACGCTGCAAGGCAATTAAAAAGTTTGTCCCTTATGATGGCTTCTATCCGGCTGAAAGAACCATACAAATAGCTCAAGAATTTTCCGCGTCTATAGGTCCAAACACCTTCTTAACAGGCACGGAAGATATCGCGTTCAGGACCATACTAAAGCCGTTTTTTGCGCCCGGTATCATGTATAATACAATTAAATCAGGCGTCGCTGTTGACTACCCAGTAATGACAGGCTCAGTTGAATTTAAAAACATATTAAATTTTTCTTCAGCGGCACAACAAACGCTGGCTTCTGCGGGCATCTTCTCCAATTCTAGCACAGCCTCAGCCAGCGGCTATGGTGACCAAACAGCCGGGGAGTTTATCAGTCACAATGGCGCTTGGGACTACAGAGTCCCATTTGAATCTCTTTTGGAGCCAACAAAATACATCTATGGCAAGAACATAATTGATGATGAGCCCTCATCGTTTTGCCGAATAGCCTCGACAGCCTCATGGGCCCGGAACCTTTCATCAAAAAGATACACGAATATGGTTCATAACTTCTTGGCATCGTCGCTTGAATTCTTTATTAAAGGCGGAAAGCCAGCCGAGATTGTATCTGCACCACAAGTGGACTTTAAGCCAGTTACTCCGGGTCAACCCTACGGGCTGAGAATCAAAATGTATAGAACATACGCAACCGACACGGTAGTGGCTACCAAGGGCGATTGGGGTGACTTTAAATTGCCACAATACACCTCGGGTTCAAGATCAAATTTCTCAATGTATAATAGGCCCTCCGCCTTTGGTCCACCTGTGGTTTGTGCAACAGGCGCCGCCGACCAGACGACTATCGCAATGACAGGAGCCTTCGAAGCTTCGCCAGCAGTCGGGAGATATATGTCTCATACACCCCCCTATTATGATGGTGAAAGTTGGATTGATTTAATTTATTATCCATATAAATCATTCGATGCCGGCGCCGGAGGATTGTTGGCGGACACCAACGCAACCAGAGTTATTAGAATTGATGACCTGCATTCGCTAGCAATCACAGAATTTCCATCCGGCTCAGCAATGTTGGCTGGTTCCTCCAACAAAAATGACTCAAGAATCGGAGGGGAAGGGACTTATGTTGTGCGCTGGAGATTTGACCAAGAGGCCCTAAAGGGGATACAAGGTTCAACATATCATAATATTTCGCTCGGCTCGGGTGTTGGCCCTATGGGCGGCCCATGGGCTAACCAATGGGCGATGCAACTTGACGCATCCTTAAACATATTCAGCAAACTTATCAATCCAGAAGACACCTCAGCACTTAAGAACGACACCAAGTGGAGAATTCAGACTAAATTTGAAACCCCAATGCTTGATTTTGGCTACTTAACAGAAGACGATATAACGACCTACACCGGCACCGCCGCCACCAGTGCAACAAACGACCTAATACCATATGGAATGTGGCACCAATTTGGTAGAATTCCCAAATCAGATCAGGGCGTGTACATACAAGTAACAGATATTCCCACTGACTTTATTAACAACCATCCGTCCGCTAGTGTCGCTTTCGACGTTGGTGGTATGTTCGATGTTAGTAATGCCGTAAAGGTTGATCTTGCAGAAGGATTCCCAACCACAAACACGACAGAACGTTCTAATATCAACAAAGCTCTAACTGGATACAGGTTACCACAAAATATGACCATCGGCACCGCGGCCTCAGTGGAAAGCATCAAGACCACCAACGCTCCTTTGTCGTTGGTCGATGTGTGTGGGTTTTCGACAGAGCCGGTCCGAGTGGGAGAACTTCCTAACATTAAAAAAGTTTTTGAGGCTATTGTGGCCGTGCCATTTGTTGAGGTTGAAGGCGAAAGAAGATTCCTTAAAATATCCGGTACCGACCCTCGTTTTGGAACAACTCCGGCGGCAGTGGCCAAAGACAGTAAAAGCATTCTTCGCCTTGAAAAGATGTTAAACAAATATGTTTTCCCTCCTACTTTTGACTTTGTTAACAACGAGGTAGACGCAGTTGCCATGTATGTTTTTGAGTTTGCTCACAAGTTTACAAAAAATGATTTGTCACACATATGGCAAAACTTGCCTCCAAAATTGGGCACGATAGCAGAGCCTGCTTTGGCTACTGTTCGTCATAAGTTAGTTAAGAATGAACTTCTCGATTTTTCCTTTGGCGAGGTTACGGAGGCAGTCTTAGATGATAAGCCTGTCCCGGACGCAGAGTTACCTCAAGAACTTCAATGGATGGTGTTTAAAGTTAAGCAGCGAGCACCCGGCAACTATTATAAGCAAATAGGCAGTGAACAAGAGGCTGAAATCCCCCTCTATACATATAACTGGCCTTATGACTTTTTCTCAATGGTGGAGCTTGCCTCTATTGACGCAGAGGTTTCTTTTACACCTACAAAGAAGAATCTGTTAATCAAGAAAAAGAAACGTGATGCAGCTAATGTGGAGCTTTCCGAGAGACTTAAGGGAAAAGAAAGGCGCCCAATTGATGTCAACATAGGAGATGATGAATAATGAAATTCTTTAATCCTAAAGAGGAAGTTTTGGATATAAAACTTACAAACTATGGTCGTCACTTGTTATCAAAAGGGCTGCTTAAGCCAACATTCTATTCTTTTATGGATGATAACGTTCTTTATGACCCGAAATATGGTGATTCTAGTTCAACTGAAAGCAAGAATGACGCCGAGGGCAGGATTCAAGATGAGACGCCGCTGCTAAGATCTCAAGGCATTTTTAGCGGCAGGGATGAATACTTGTTTGACGGTGTAGGAGACATCGCCGATAGAATAAGATTAAGCACATACGAAAAAATGACCGTTATGCCATTCTCGCTAGGCACATCAGCCCTAGACTCCACCAAGACTCCAGCCATTCGAATGCAGTTCTTGGAAGGCGAGATTAAAGACCTTGAATTTAACTCGACCGGGAGCGTTCGCGCCACCAAAACAGGTGCCGCATCTAGTGCTCTGTCTCATCAGCTCCTTAAGATACCACAGATTGAGATGGATGTCGAATACAAAATAACTGTAGCGCCGCCGAATACGCCCGAAAAACGCTTTGAGGTTGATCCTGCGTTGACACCCGGCACTTTATACTCCGATGGTAATGAGGTCTTGGTGGGCCCTGAACAAATTATTATTGTGGCTGAGGAAATCAACGCTCCTTTTGATTTTCACAATTTTGACATTGAAGTGTATGAAATAACCGATGAATTTGACGTAAACGGAGAGCAGATTAAAGTTCCTCTTAATTTCGTCAAACCTCTTGAGATGGTAGAAAACAATATCTTGCTTGACAAAGAAGAGGCTGAAGTCAAAGCAGGTCGCATTAACGGCGCCACTCCGGCCCTCGACCCAACCTTTGTTTCTTATTACTTCGATATAAATGTAGACTCAGAAATAAGCGAGACAATTATATGTAAATCTGTTTCCAAGTTGGCGAGAAAAGGAAAGAGTTTGTTTACTGATATTAATCTAAATTGTCCGGACCTCAGCGATGTTATAGTAGAACCAATATACGCCTCTGATGCATTGGATGAAGATTGTCCTGATTATTAACCCGGGCACTATTTATTTACAGGAACAAATGAATGAGTAACAAAGTTGATTTTGCAGGCGTTTTTAGGGCAGCATTGCCGAAGGCTTACATAAGCTCTGTCGAGTTGTTGCCTACGAACATTGCTGGCGCTCGGAACGGCGTATCTTATGATGAGGAAAGCAACGATGTCTTGGAGACCAACGAGTACGGCAAACGTCGCCCTCGTCGCGGTAGGCAACGTTTTGACGACGCCGCAGGGCAACCGAAAGGCTTACAAGTAAAAGCAGAAATAACCATCAGGGACATTGTACGCCAAGATGGCAATCCAACTTGGTTCAATAACCCAAGCATGTTGGACAGCTTGAAGATTAACGTTGTGTTAGCCCGAGGCTCTAGAGCAATAGAAAGGTTGCAAGACGGCGGTTTTACACCTAAAGTATTAAAGACGCTTAAAAGAAACAACAAAATTATGCAAAAAGTTCTTAGCGTTCGTAAAGATGGTGAATCGATTGCAACACAAAAGCAAGATATGATTGACAATCGAAACGTGTATTGCGTAACTTATGAAGTAGTTTTTGAAATACCTAACTACAATCCACGTAACTTATCGTTGTTTGCATCTACATTTATAAATCTGCATGAGTATAGGCTTGAAAAGACTCCTCAAATTAGAGGGCGCCGTGAAGTTCTGCAAGGCATTGTAGATAGCCAAAACATTATTAAAGCCGGGAGCGTCCCTGTCAGAGCCTCGGTGGCATTGTTGCCAGACGACAAGGTGTGGGCTGGTCCTGTACACTTTCATGAGGGCACAGGCCTTATGGCTGGCGCGTTTCATTCAGAATTGCCTCATCCTATCTTAACCCAGCAGGAAGTGCCAAACTTAGTCGTGAAAGACTACCGTAGTCTTGAAAGTGTTAAGGAGGCAGAGTTGTTACTCAAGCCTTACACCAAGCGCCGTAGAAAAAAACTACAAAACAAGAGTGCTCAAGGTAACAGAATAATCAAAAAAGATGTTTATGTTTCCGAACCTGAATACGCCTTTAATGAGGTGAACGAAGTAAGATTCTTATTCCACGTAGATTTCTTTAAAATTATTGCAGAAAAAACACAGTTTGGCTCATGTTTTGTAAACGCCGACCCCCGAGCAAAGCGATTCATGATGAACAACACAAGAATCTCAGACATAACAGTCACAAGAAACAGAGTACGCAGAGGACTTAGTAGGAACGAAAACATACTAGTTGACTACGAAGACCGCAACGAAACAGTCGCACAGTCCCGCCAGCGTAGGGGTCCTCGTATCGCTCCTCGACGTTTAACCAGAGCAATCAATCCTGCTCTAGAAGATTCGGAAGAAGTTACAATAGGCGGCATCAGGGAAATTGAGTTAGATGACAATGTAGGTGAAGGCCTTCGAACCTTTACTGTTTCAGACTTTGAGATGGCTCGCAAAACCGATGGTAAATATTGTTACAGCGTCTCGATAAGCCTTCAAGATGGCACCATAGCTTTCGCGCAAAGGCAGAGAAAAAGACTGCTTAGAGCAATAGATCAGTTTAAAAGGTATCATCAGATGGCAAGAAAGCATGGCAATTTCGATCAAAGCACCGGCCAGTTTTCTCGCAGGTTTGTGGAAAGAATGGAGAGACGGTTTCCGGTGCCCACCAATGAGCAATTAACAGGCAATAGGCGCGAGAGAAGACAGGCGGTTCAGTCAAGCATAGCTTCTGCTCCTTGGCTTAACGCTGTAGCTACATATGCAGATTCAGTTCGCTCTATGACCAATGTTGAAGAAGAAGACTTGGTTAGAGCTGTTTTGTTGATGGAAAGTCTAGTGTCCCCAACATCAGGAACGGTTATGGGCATAGAAACTGTTTTGCAGATAATGGAGGACTTTGAAGGCAAAATATCTTCTACGGTCGTTAGTTCAGGGACGAATGAAGTAATGGTAGATGAGGTAGACTTTAACGCTAGAACATCAGCTTTTAAAGGAAAGGCTCCGAGAACTCTGATAGAAGTTAACAAAAAGTTTAAAAAGATTCACGACAGCAACATGCAAAACTCTGTTGGTTATGATTTCTTAAATGTAAGAAGAAGAAATAATGTGGGCCTTAGAGTGCTATCCACCACGCAATTATCAAATCGACTTTTCTTGGAAAATCAAAAGTATTTTAATCAAAACCCGCTTGAAGAAGAAGAGCGCTCACGTCGCAAGGGCGATAAAACAGAATCTCTAGCTGCTAGAGATTTCACAAAGTACATCAACCTTCAGGATGCATACTATTCTTACTTGACGCCCGCTCAAATAATGTTCGGGAACCAGAGACTAAGGATGCTTAGAAAGGGAAGGAAGCTTTGGAATACCAAACAGTACAACACCATGATCTCTAGTCTCGCAGCCTCGACTACGGTTAGGGACAACCTAAAAGATCTTAGCGCTAAAGTTGCCCCCGAAATTAACGAACCAGAGTTTGTTTCAGTGGTGCCCCCGGTAGCTTTTGATGCAACGTATAAGCCGACAGTGGCAAAAATAGATACCGAAGACTTACAAATTAATGTTGCTAACAGCGTGTTTTCGTCTACGCTGGGCGTATCAATAGTATCTCCTGCGACACACGCGCTGGCAGTAAAACAAGAAAACATTTTTCTCGGTTCAGAAAATAATCAAGATGATGAGGATGTGTTTGGGATTGATCCAAAAACCATACTTGGTGAGAACTCTAATTTTGCTACGGAAAAACTAGAATTATTGGATCTCGAAATAGATGAGACTGTTGAGGATACATCAGAACAAAAGGATGACTACTCTTCTGTATCGAACATTTTTATCAACGCTTCTCTGGGCGCCGAGGGAGATAATTTGTCAATAGACAACAGAAAAGAATTAGGCGTGTCTTTTCTAGACCCTACAAACGAAAGAAACATTATCGATAAGCGTTTAGAAAATTTTAATAAAACCGAAAACGCAGAGGCTAAAAAACAACAGTTCATGTCACGCATTCCAAACCAAATTAAATCAATTTTACTGGGCGCAGACAGAAAAACTAATAAAAATTGGTTTGATATTGTAGAGTCTGAAGGCGCTGATCTTGTAAAATCTCCATCTTATACGGGTTTGAAATACTTTAATTATTCACATATGAACGTAATAGAAGTGCTGGTGGGATTTGAACAAAACCGTTTTGGAAACACAGAAATACTAAACCCGATTTATAAACGCTTGACAAAGCAGAGGTACGATGGGATTGTATCATCTGGGAAAACATTTATATGCCGAATGAGGCCATATAGGTTTGAGATGTTTAAGAAGAGTAGAAAGTTAAAATTGCCCGAGTATAACTTAAATTTTCTCCTGATAGCCAGAGACACTGAGCGAGAGCTAGTAGGAGACAACCCGGACACAGGAGACGAGCCGGAGATTGTTCAGGAAACTGACGACACTCTTGGGCCGACCACCGAAGAGGAACGCTCAGTGGCAAATCGACTAGTAGAATACACCAACTTAAATTCAACAGGACGCCAGATGTTAAGACTACTTATAAGAAGGAGCACGCTGCTTGGAGATATAATGCCCGAGTTTACGAACACAGTTTATATGCAGCAGCCTAAAACAATCTCTAGAGTTGGTACATCTTTTGCGTCCGGGAGACGTTCTAGAGAAGAGGGTGGAACATCGCAAGTCACTCGCCAAGCGGCCGGCCGTCGTCCCACACCTCGCAACGGCCGTGCGATGACTCGTGGCACACGTAGTATGCGCCGCCCTCGCGGCTCATCTGGTGGCGGTGGCGGAACTAGGGGCGGCTACTAATGTCTACCAAAAAAACAACTATAATCCTGCCCTCCGTTGTTCAGGACTTTTCGCCCACTCCCACCGCGGCAGATACCCTAAGGATGCAATTTGGCTCTTGGGCCACCACCACCGAAGGAACACAGTTTGCTGATACATCTGAGGACTCTGACATCGCGCTGGGATCAATAACGACTCCGGTGAACTCGCTTTATCCAATAAGGGTTGGCTACGGCTTGGAACTTAGCAGAAAGCAAACAATTACTATATCTGAGAGAGAGGATCCGAACAACACCACACGAGAATCTTGGGAAGAAAAGGTTCGCACCATTGTGCCAACGGGCGAACATGAGTATTTTGTGGCATCCTTTGAAAGCCCCCTTATAGTAGAGGAAGTGTTAAACATGGAGGGTGACTCACCATCGGCGCCGGCTGGTGTAAAATACGTATACAACTACTATGATTCAAATTACGAGGAATTGTTGGCACCTGTTAGGAATCATGAAGTAATACAAAATCTGTATTCTATGTTTGATGCTTCTTCCGTGATAGGTACCGATGTTGCGGGCGATGAAATATTAGATGTTGATATCTTGCCAGTCGTTAGGGGAGGAAAATCCGCCACACTAAGTAAAGCTCTAAGGTTCAATAGGGGCAGATTAAGTGAAAGACGCAAATTTCAGAATCAAATAGTGCCGATAGAAAATATGCCCTTATTAGCAGACTATGAGGGTAGCAAATATCTTTTTCCAATGTATGTGGATATTAATATTCCACTAGATAAGAATATAGAGTTTGTCAAGCTCTGTAAAGATACCTCAATGGGAATTGCCTTAACTAGAGATGTTGAGGGTGTCACCGATACAGACGATGTTGAGGTCGCCCCATCTGTAAGGACACAAAATATAAGATTTACCACGTCAGTTGTCGAACCTGCTGGAGAGGAGTTAATACAAAACTCTTCTATTCCTGTTAAGGTGGTGGACCTTCTAGAATGGACTGATGAAGACGCACCGGCGTATGCGTTTGACCTTACTGGATACCCGACTCCATCAAACTTTTATTTTATAGGAGCAGAGGCCGGATCTTATCTTGAGGCCGGCACGTTTAACGGGTCTATAGCAGTTGGTACTGCCAACACTCTGATGTTTGGTGTTTTTCTTGATACCTTTAAGCAGGGTCTGGAATCAATAGCCGAAGACAAGAGAAAAAGAATCAGAGGTATTTTTAATGGCAAAGAAAGCTACTCTGAAACAGTCATGTATAAAATACAGAAATTAGAAGGACCCATTCAAAATCCCGTACAGGCACCAATACAAACTTATCACTTTATGAACTCGGCCGAGGTTGAGGAATTTCTAAATGAGGACAAAGAGTTTAAATTTGTTGATACCCAAGTAAAGTTTGATCAAGAGTATTCTTATATCGTCACGGCATACCAGATGATAGTTGGCGAGCGATATATATATACCAATATACGAACACAAGAGCCCGATGCCGCCGTTTCAGAAGGTGGTACGGTTACTTTTGGTGGCCACCGAACCGCCACTATCGACGTGCATATGGTTCCAACTATAAAACTTGTTGAGTTCCCCCTCTTTGCCTCAACGGGCCGAATTCTTGACAATCCGCCCCTTCAGCCAGAGATTAGGTTCTTTCCAATTGTGAGTGACAGAAACAAACTAAAAATGTTTTTCACGACATCAACTGGCAACGAGGACGTGATACCTATAGCCTTAAGCGACGAAGAACAGGCCGCTTATGATCAAGTTGCTGTAAATCAGAACAGAAACGACGGACTTATAACCTTTAAATCCGACGACTCAGCCGCATCGTTTCAGATTTATAGAATGGATAAGCCTCCTGTCACAATTGAGGACTTCGCAACAAAATTATACATTACGGTCACCACCAGCCCTTCTCGCGGTCTTCAAGGTAGCTCGGCAACAGCAGAAATAGCTCAGTCTCCAAATATAAAATATTATTACATGTTTAGAACAATTGATGTGCATGGCGGCATATCAAATCCAAGCGCTATTTACGAGATAGAACTATATAATGATGGAGGCGCAGGTTACCCTATAATTCGTCATTATGACTTAACATCTCCGAATCCTAAGACAACAACTAAGTCTGCTAGAAAAATAATTCAAATTATACCTAGAATTGCTCAAGTTTTCCTAAACGAAGAAGCTTCTGGTTTGGTGGATGGAGGGGTCGTTCAACCCGCAGCAGGCAACAAAAACATAGTCTTGGGCAACCAAGCAGAGCCCTTATTCGGCAAGAAGTTTAAAATAAGGTTTACATCAAAATCAACTGGTAAAAAGGTAGATTTAAATGTTAACTTCAAGACTAAGAGGCTACAGGGCGAAATAGAATCGTGACAAAACCTTTTTACTACACTATTTATTATGATATCTTTGGGAGAGAAATCGAATGGGATTTTTAGACAACTCTGGCGACATTATTCTTGACGCCGTACTAACAGACACCGGCCGCATGAGACTTGCTCGCGGCGACGGCAGCTTCAAGATTGTAAAGTTCGCACTTGGAGACGATGAAATTAATTACGAACTATACGATAAGAACAACGCCAGCGGCTCCGCATACTACGACTTGGAGATTCTACAGAGTCCTGTTCTTGAAGCGTTTACGGATAATGCAGCATCAATGAAGTCCAAGCTTGTTTCTATCCCAAGAAATAACTTGCTTTACCTTCCTGTACTAAAGCTAAATGAAGTTTTTGATACAACCGCCACCGCGAAACACTCTACAGAAAACGCGTTCTTGGTTGCTGTAGATTCCGACACGCAGACAGAGCTAGAGGTTAATGCTTCCGGTGATTCTGTTGCTGGAGTGCTTTTTGGCGAAAGTCCGGGCTCCAACGGTAACCGTATTCGTGTTGACCAAGGCCTTGATACGACTGCCATCTCTCCCGGTAGGAATATCGATCCCCTTCTGCTTGAGACTCAGTATTTGATTGAGATGGATAACCGCCTAGGCTACATTGTGTCAAATCAAGACGCCACCCGCGCTTCTATTTCTTTTGTTGATGATGACAACATAGCATCTTACTATCTTTCTAGGGGTACAGATAGAGAGTATGTCGGCATGATTAAGGACACAACCGACTCTGCCAACCAGACAATCGCCGGCCCCCGCGGCACCCGCCTCGTGATGAAGGTGGGCGCATCACTTGAGTTGAACACGAGCGATTACCTTTTTGATACGATTGGAACCACGAAGACAATCTCCACCTCTAAAACAGCAAGCCAGAATTTTAAAGTTATTACTTCAAATATTAGAGTTACTGGTGTCAATACAGGTTACCGCATCGATATTCCGGTTAAATTCTGCAAGAAAACTACCTAAAGGATAAGGATTAACAATGGCTACAACATTTAAGAACTTTCAGAGCAATGATTTAGCAAACACTAGAACGCTTCTGCACGAGGCTATTCCGATTACGGGGTCAATTGTATCTGGCACTTACGCAGAAAACAATATTAAGACCTATGGTCATGGCATGTTTACTAGTGTTTACGATTATCCTTTTCTTTCTTCTTCGGCGAATCAAATTTTTGATACCACGCTTGGCATTTCCGACCAGTCACAGATTTACGCTAGTGTGACTTCACAAAAGGCTAAAAAGCTAAACATTTATAATCAAATGGCACAGTATCTTGTTGGGTATGACGATACGGGTTCAATCAAAAAGTTTGTTATCCCTGAGACGAATGCAACAATGCATGATGTTTATGTTATTCCTTTTAGCCGTCTCCTCGCAAAAGACGAGATTAAGAAAGGATCCTTTTCGCTAGAGTTGGCTGTTAGTGGAAACCATGCATTCGACGGGACCTTATTTAGGAAAAGGGTCAAACTAACCGACGCTTCAGGTTCAGATGGATACTTTGTTGACTCGCCAGCAGGTGAGTATGGCGTCTTGTTTGCCACAACTTCAACCGGCAACACATCTTTGGTCAACGGGGAAGATTCTTCAACCGGCGCAAGACCAAGTGTTGGTTTGGTTTATTACCAAGCAGGCATTGCCGTTGTTTCTGGTTCTATTTTTAACACCACTAGTAGTGGCGGTGTACTTAAGAACCTAGATGGCGACCCTGATAATGGCGTGGAGCTTGGCTCCGGTCTCGGCCTTGTTGGTTTTGCTGCTGCAACCGCGTCTACAATTGACGTGATGAGCACCGGCCTACGCCAGCGCATTTACAACATTTCGTTCAACAACACAACCGAGCTTAACTCAACGATTTACTTCTGTCGTGCAAGCCACACAGACTTTAACTATAGCTCAAACCCAACTTATCTATCTGGTAGTGAAATCCGAGTCAAGGTTCGCCCCTCTGACACGCCGGTTGCATACTTTACCACTGTTGGCCTATACTCCGCAGATAACGAGTTGCTTGCGGTTGCTAAGTTGTCCGAGCCGCTTCGTAAAGACCCCACGAACGAACTAACACTCCGAGTGAGGCTTGACTACTAGGAGGTGCGAGCATGCCTCTCTATAAGTTTGGCCCCGGGGATGTATTTTACAATCAACTAAGAACATACCCCAGCAGCTCGTTTTACATATATTCAGGTAGTGTTTTCTACCAAAACAAGTCAACAGAGCCCGGTTCAAATGTAACAAACGTGAACGGGGTTCCTGTTGGTAATGTGAGCTTATTTGAACTCAATGTTGACCGAGCCTCTACTTCTACTGGCCGAATTATTGGTTTATCATCATCAGTTGGCACGCAAAACGTTATAGACAATGGAACAATCTATCCGTTTGTGGAGAAAGGCCTACAGAAAGTCGCATTCAAAGGCCTTACAAGAAGTCAGTTTATCAACGACTATGCAGATGGTGATATCATAACCGGCTCTTATATGATGTCTTCCAGCATAACAAGGAAGTTGTATGCTGATACTGCCGGGTTTAATGATACAAATAAAGACGGTGCTGCCCTACGCAACAGTTTGGACTTTGCAAAACGATTGGGCTCACATTACAACTTCCCATCGGGGTCTTCGGCAGATACCAATGTTATTTATATCCCCTCTGTTTTCTATGGGTCAGAGATTAAGAAAGGGACTGTAAACTTAAAAATGTTTATTACAGGAACGCTTGTCGGTCATTGCAGAGACTCAAGATACGATGGCGCTCTAATAATGAATGGAAACTCTGATAGTGGCTTGGTGACAGACGGCACCACAGTTGGTGTTGTATTATACAATGAGGGCGCCATTGTTTTAACTTCTTCTGTTAGATTAGCAGCAGACGAAACGGTAACAGCTAAAGAATACACCGAAAGAACCAACACTACAGTAGCAAATGTAGACTTAAAGAACTCATGGCTTTCTTTCGGCATTGGGTTGCCACAAGCTAACAGTCCATCTTTGGAACGCGACACAACACAAGGATTTCTTCAGAGTGGCTCCTTCAGCCTAGACTTCGCAGGCACCCACAAAATCCCAACTGTCACAATGCTTGCCAATGCAAACCGGGGCGAATTAAACTACACAAACAACCCAACTTACATCGAGTACGGACAAGTAGCATACAACCCAGTTACAAGTTCAACATTCTTTGGCGAACAAGCACTAAATATCAAGAATATTCACTCTGCTTCGTATACCGACCCAACTGGAAGCCTAAAGAAAACCACCTATATCACAAAGATTGGTATCTATGACGAAAACAAAAAGCTTATCGGCGTTGCTTCTGTTGCTAAGCCAGTCAAGAAAACTGAAGAAAGAGACTTGACATTTAAGCTTAAACTTGATATATAATAGATATGATATTAGGATTAGACATATCCACAAGCATCACGGGCTATACTCTTATTGACGGAGACAAAATAGTTCTTAATGGTGCTTGGGACACAAGAAAATACAAAGACTTTTTTGAAAAGGTTATACACGTTCAAGAAGGATTAGATATAATAAGGAAAGAGTATGGCAAAGAAATTAAAGCAGTCTATATTGAGCAGTCGCTCCAGTCATTCAGGTCCGGCTTCTCTTCGGCAAAAACTCTCTCCACTCTCTCTCGTTTTAATGGCATCGTCTCTTGGTTGGTTTTTGATAAGTATAAACTCAAGCCAGAATACATCGCGGCTACGTCTGCCCGAAAACTTTGTGGCATCAAAATACCGAGGGGGCAAAAGGCTAAACAGGTTGTCCTAAAATTTTTACTTGACAACGAGCCTAGTTTCGTGATAGATTATACTCGTAACGGCAATCCAAAGCCCGAGTCATACGACAAAGCAGACTCGATTGTGATTGCAAAAGCGGGGGTCATATGCGAGGCGAAAAACTCAAAATAATAAAAGCTGTTCTTGGCAGGTCTTATCAGTCCGGTCATGAGCAGCTTTTTCGTTGTCCATTCTGTAATCATCACAAGATGAAGATGTCTGTGAATGTGGACAAGTCTGTATTCAAGTGTTGGATTTGTGACAAGTCAGGTCGAGACCTAGGCTACCTTGTCCGTAAGTTTGGGACACGCGAGCAACGGGATGAGTGGTCCAAGTATGATGACCGAGTTGAGATTACCGACTTTGATTTCCTGTTTGCAGAGCCTGACGCCCCCGTAGAGCAGCGCATCGATTTACCCGAGGGGTTCGTTAGCCTAGCGTCTAGGACGCCTCCTGCGGGCTCGTGGCCTGCCCTGCGGTACCTTACAGAGCGTGGGGTCGCCAAGGACGATATCCTTAAGTGGAAAATAGGCTTCTGCAAGGATGGAGAGTATGCAGGCCGTGTGGTTATCCCTTCCTTCAACGAGAATGGGTATGCTAATTATTATGTGGCGCGCTCATACGGCTTTGAGTGGCCCAAGTACAAGAACCCTCCGGCTTCTCGCGACATTATCTTTAACGAATTGTATGTAAATTGGGACGAAGACCTAGTTATAGTGGAAGGTGTTTTCGACGCGATAAAGGCTGGTAATGGTATTCCTCTTCTTGGATCAACGCTGCGCGAGGGTTCTGCTCTTTTTCAAGCCATTGTTAAAAATGGCAACAGGGTGTATCTGGCTTTGGATGAAGATGCATCCAAGAAAACGCGCTCCATCATTCGCTTATTGCAAAGATACGGAGTAGAAGTTTATGAAGTTGATACATCTGGCGTTGAGGATGTTGGAGATATGTCTAAAGAAGACTTCCAAAGCCGTAAAGACAATGCGGCGATTGTGGAAAAAGATAACTATTTATTGCAAAGGCTTTTTGCCATTTAAGGAACCTGATAAATGAAAATTACAAAAACACAGTTAAAAAACCTCATCAAGGAAGAGCTTGAAGAGAACTACATGTACCGTAGCGCCGCAGAGTCGGAGAGCGAAGACAATCTTGTCAACGCGGTGCTTGATTTACAAGAGTTGCGCGGTGATGCATATGTTGTGAAAGTGCTTAAAGAAATGATCATGTCGATTGAGGCAGGAAGATAAAACTATGAAACTAACTAAAACACAACTCAAGCAAATCATCAAGGAAGAGCTTGAAGCAACTATGGAAGAAGAGGCCCCAATGCAAGAGAGCTTCATGAAGAACGCGGCTATGAAGCTTTTAAGCATGTTTAGCCCCGGTCTAGCCGAGACCGCTCAACTCGCGATTGAATACCCAGAGTTTGCTAAGGCAGTCGCCCGCCACAGTGAGGGTCCGGAGGCCAAAGCCGTTTCTAACAATCTTCAAATCGCCGGAGGCGCAGGCGGGAGCGGCAGCAGTCAACTTCGTCGAGCGCTTGAAAAGGATGAGGCTGAAGTCGTCCGCGCACTTGATGATTTTGTAGCGGGTGGCGGCAGTTCTTCAAGAGCGTTTGCTATGGCCCTTCCCGGTTTCCTTGAAGGTGGAGACAAGATTGATCTAAACTTGGGCATGCGCGGCGGACGCTTCAGGAAACGATAACGATGAAAATTACCAAAGGCAGATTAAAAGAAATTATTAAAGAAGAACTAGCCAGTGAGGCTTCGGGTCGCATTCCGATGGCCACATCTGGAGGTTCAGGATTTCCGACGCTTACAACCCCGCAGACTCCTGACGCACCGGGTCACGACCACTTTGCCACACTAAAGGCTTTGTATGGTGCTGCGTCTGCTGACGGGCTCCCAAGAGAGTTTCTAACACAGGTATCACTAGCTGCTCGCATACTTGCTGATTACTTGGAGGAGCAAGAGTGAAGCTCTCCAAGAAGCAACTAGAAGATATTATTCGCGAGACAGCCTCCGAGTATGTTTATGGTGTTAAAAACCCTGCCCGGGTTGCTAACAAGTATAAGCTTACAACTCTTAAGAAAATTCTTTTGGAAGAGTACGATGCTACCTTGAAAGAGGACGGCCACGAAGATACATCTTCGGCAGTAAGAAAACTGAAGACTTCTATTGAGGACGCGTCAGAGATTCTACAGGGCCTCCAGACACATCACGGCGACTTGCCTTCTTGGTGGATGAGTAAAGTGACCATTGCTGCCGACTATCTTAACAAAGCCAGAGACTACTTCCTTGTTTCTGGTGAGGTGATGCAAGAAGAAGAATTGGACGAGCGATGTCAGAAAGGCTATAAGACTCACCCAACTCGTAAGACAAAGACAATGTACGGCAAGACTTACCGCAACTGCATTAAAGCAGAGGGCATGGAAGAAGACGCAATGGACGAGATTTTTGGTCTGACCAATAGCATATCCTCCAACATCTTGCACCTAGGAAAAGAGGACCGCGCACTCATAGAGCGCGATTTGGATAAGATTAGAGATTTAGCACAAACAGAAGTAGTTGTTCACGAGAAAATAGAAAAGGTTGATAATGGTTACTATGTCACTTCAAAGTCCGGTCGCCGACTATCTAAAAAGCCACATAAAACGAAGAAAGCTGCACTCGCTCAGCTTGGTGCTGTAGAGGCCAGCAAGGCAGGGAGAAGCAAATGAAAATCACAAAAGCACAACTAAAGCAGATTATCAAGGAAGAGTTAGAAGTAACCCTTACCAATGAAGAGGCCGGCGAAATGTTCGGCGAGGAAGTTCAAGCTCAACTTGAGGAGCAGGAGCTAAACGAGGACGACCCAGCTATGCTGGCCTCAATGCTCGACCCAGAAACCATAGAGGCGCTTAAGTTAATCGCTCAAGCTAGCATGAAGATGGGCAAGGAATTGTTAGCTCCTGCCGCTCTTACGCTAATAGGCGCAGCAGGCGCCCGTCGTGGTATGGGCTACAGGGACGAAGACGATATTAAATGAAACTCTTGCTTGAAAACTGGCGCAACTACCTTAACGAAGGGTGGGAAGAAGAAGCCAGAAAACAAGCTAAGGAGGCTGGCGAAACCGGCCCGATTGGTGTAGAAACTTTTGAAGACCTTAAAAAGCTTCTTAAAGCTGTGGAACTAAAAAGAAAAGGTGGTGTTGCTGCCAAGCAAGCATTTAAGTATATTGGCAGCATGCTTGGACCTCTTGGTCAAGCTGTCGTTGATGTAGTGGAAAATTCTAAAGACATGCGCGATTTGCTTAAAAGCTTGTACAAGGCGGACGACAGCTTTAAAACACAGTCTGGATTAGATAAGCTAAATGTTGATGACAATGTTTCAAAAATTGTAGACGACCAAGTGGAGGCGGCTTTTCTAAAAGTATTGCCAAAATTAATCGCGGACAAGAGTGGTCCTATTGGCGATTACAATATTACTAAAGAGTTGCAGGCCTTTCTGGCCAGTAAGTTTGACAAAACAACTGTTAAAAAATAATCCTTGACATCAAGTCAAGTATGCGTTATATTAATAGTATATTCAAGTGGGGGTAAACTTGAAGATTGCACACATCGCGGACACGCATATCCGCAACTATAACTATCATAAAGAATATCGAGAGATTTTTGAATCCATTTATGATAGATTGAGAGAAGAGAAGGTTGATTATATTGTACACTGTGGCGACTTAGCCCATACAAAAACTCAACTATCACCAGAGTATTTTGACTTAGCAACATCGTTCCTTAAGAACCTTGCTGACATCGCACCAACTTATCTTATTCTTGGAAACCATGACGGTAATCTTAAGAATGACAATAGGCAAGATGCGGTGACTCCTATAGTCAATGCACTACGACATCCAAATCTAAACCTGTTAAAGAACGCCGGCGAAACAATTGTAAACGGCAATATCGCTTTTAATGTTCTTTCAGTGTTCGATGAAGAAAACTGGGTGAAGCCGTCAAGTAACAAACGCATCAACATTGCGCTATATCACGGCTCTGTGTCCGGCGTGAAGACCGATACAGGCTGGGTGATGACTCATGGCGACCATCCGATTACTGTGTTCGAGGGGCACGATTATGTGTTCCTTGGAGACATTCATAAAACAAACCAGATCCTTGATGACGAGGGTCGGGTAAGGTATCCGGGCTCCACTGTTCAACAGAACTTTGGTGAGACAAACGACAAGGGATTTTTACTATGGGATATCCAGAGTAAAGACGACTTTACTTGTGAACATATCGTAATTGAGAACCCCAAGCCTTTTATAACAATCAACCTAACCCCCACCGGGCGCATGCCCAGAGGCTTGTCAGTGAAGAAGGGTTCCAGATTGCGGCTTGTTTCCAATAACAACTTGTCTCTTGAAG